ATTGTTTAATTTCATCTTAAAACATTTTATAGTTCTTACCCATACTATCAAGGAATCCATATTTGCTGTTTAGCTCAATAAGAAGAAGTTCCTTATTTTCATAAGTCAACATGTCAAATATTTTTTTGTATTCCATGTTAACGGTACTAGATATTGAATCAAGTACATGAATTGGACTAATGAATACGTTTAGGCTTACTCCTTTACTTAAACCTGATAGAATTAAATTAAATAGAAGATTCATCTCAGGTTTAGTAAATTTCTTCTTTTCAGGTTCATCACCAAGTATCGCTAGAACCTCTGAATTACCTTGGATGAATGAATTTATATCTTTACGGACGATCCCTAGATCCACATGTTCGGCGTATCGACTGGGATCAGTTAAGTGGTAATCGGCTGAGCTGCTATCTAATTTAATTTCAGAACTTCCTCTTGAAGATCCAGCATTATCTTCGTCTTCTTCAGTAAATTCTAATCCTAAATTATAAGTATTATTAAAGATTTTATCAGTCTTCTTTAGGTCTGAGTAAGCAGATCGACGTCTTTCCAATTCGTCTTCGTCATAGTCATCATCGGATATTCCGTTGTTTAAACGGTCATACTCATCTTCAAGACCTAATTCGAGTTCCTGATCGATATTATTGTCGTCTTCATGTAAATCTAAGAAATCTTCATCTGTTTGTTTTGGTATCAAAATAGTTATGATTTTTTTATATTGAATTTAATAAGTCATCGTACTCAGCAGAAGATTTCCCTGGATTAGCTACTGGCGCTGGATAGTCAGGGCTTATTGCTAAGTCGTATGGAATTAAATTCGGTGGCATTGTTGTTGTGTGAACTGTATTGTATTGAGTTCGCATTTGATTTTCCAGAGATTGAGTATCATCATCATCTGAGTAGAACTCGCTAGCTGGATCGTATTCTTCAGTTAGTTTTGCAAATTCATAACTCATTCGATACATTTTGAAACTTTCGGTGTATCCACCATCACGGTTTGCAATTAACTTAATCTTCATTCGTTTTTCCATAGGTCCTCTAATCAAACCGAATAGAGAATCTACTGTATGTACAAGCCCAAATGATTCTGCGATATCTGACATGCTTAAGTCTTGATCGTCTACTGCATCTCTTTTAATTTGAGTTGCTGTAATAATACACCATTCATTTCGAATAGCAACAGCTCTTAATTCCTCAGAGATTACTTTGATCTTTTCGTAAACGTTTCCTTGCTCTCGCATCGGTCTCATTAAGTTAATATAGTCAACTACGACTACTGTAAATTTCTTTCCAGTATTTTGCTGAACTTTTAGGAAATAATTTTCTACATCAATCGCTGAGGCAGTTCCGGTTGGAAATTCTTTAACTACTAATTCGCCTAGGTGAGAAGATTTGCTTCTAAGATCAGCGATCCGTTGAGTTACTTCTCCGACTTGAGTGTTATCTAGTAGGGCATCATAATTTTTAAATGGAATATCTAGAATCATTGACCCAAGTCGCTTCATGTATTTACGGTCAGATAACTCAAGAGTTGCAATTCCGACATGACATCCGGCAACAAATGCTCGACCTGCAATATTAGAAAGGACCATTGACTTTCCTACTTTTGGACGCCCTTGAAAAACTACTAGCGTTTTAGGATTCCATCCACCGCCTAGTGTCTTATCAAAGAATGGGAAACCTGTAGGATTTCCAATTTTAGATAGCTGAACGTGATCAATTGGAGTAAAGAAGTCTAGGCCTGATTCGGCACTAGTAAATGATACGTTTAATTTTTGATTAAATTTTTCACGAACTTCGTTAGTTATTAGCTCAACATTCTCTGGGTTAATGTCAGTTGTTTTTAAATACGAAAGAACATCAATTACTGAACCGTTTAGATTTTTGTAAAAGATGAAGGCTTTTGTGTACTTAAATAAGAAATCGTAATTGTAAGTAGTCAAGTCTACTTCGAATAGAGCTTTGTATTTAGAATCAGGAATATCTAGATTCGCTAGATTAATAAGTTCACGAAGTTCATTACGAGTTGGGATCTTTGAATATTCGACGAAAAACTTCTTTGCGAGACGGTACACTCTTTGTAAAGTGTCGTCGTTAAAGTAGTGAGCTTTGATTAATGGAATAACCTCCCTCTTGTCCATTGAATCGTAATTCTTAGGCTTAATGATAATATCATTATCGTCTTCAGTTAGGACAAAATTAAAGATTATTTTTTCGAGAAGCTCAATGTTCTCTTTGAAGTCTATCATCATATTTTTTAATTGGCTATTGTGTAATATTTTAAAAATTCAGATTCATTGATTGTAATGAATTCTCCTTTTTTTATAAGTATATCATCTTCTATCAAAGTTTTCATGATAAGTTTTATCTTATCTCTAAACTCTTCATCATTCATTTTATCCCCAAATACGTATTTCAACGTTTTAGTAGAGAATTTAATGTCAGTTTGATCAAATTCCTTTGATTTTGAAATTGTGACTTTGACTATGTAGGACAGAATATCGAACACAAAGTCCTGCCCAGTTGGATAACTAGGCAGAGCGATGTGAGATTCTAGTAAGTATTTAAGTGGGATTGTTTGCTGTAAATTAATCTGCATCTTCTGAACTAGTTAAGTCTTCTAATTCATCTATTTCAATCTCGTCTATTCCGTCTTGTGTTTCTGGGAATTTAAAAGTAGGTTTAATAACTTTCTCATCCAGTTCAGTTAAGACTTCCTTGGTGAATAGTCGATCAGAGAAAAATTCTTTTACTGGAACGGCATCGCCATTATGTCTAATGATGTAGGTTTTTCCAAGTTTCTTAGGTAGGAAATAAAAAGTCTCACCGTTTAATTGAAACGCTGAACATAAGTCAGCCTCATCAGGTTTAAGTTTTGAGAATTCTTTCTCGGTTAACTTATTACCACGACCGACTCCACAATTTTCCCAGTTTACGTATTGTTCCAGTCCAACAAACTGATTCATACCTTTATGGAAAGAGATATGGAACTCAATATCAATTGGTCTAGCTAAACGATTCTTCTTAGTTTTAGATCTAACGATAATTCCAGTAGTTGTTTTAGCTTCATCCCTAAGGGTTCCTTTACTTAACATCAAGATAATTGAGGCAGAGAACTCTGGACCTCCACCGCCTGACATACCTTTTGGAGTATATTGATCCATTGAAGCGTATGTGTGGTTAGTAAAGATAAACGGAACTTTATAATTTGAAAGATCTAACGTTAATGACTTGAATAGGGATCTCATCTCTTTTGCACGTAATCCCATATCTGCTGCATTTTTACCTGCATCCATATCACGTTGACTTTTATCAGTATCCAACATTCCTACTGAATCTACAAATAGAGCAAGCTTAAGTCCTGGATTTTCTTTAATTGTTTCAATTAGGTCATGAACGAAGAATTTAACTTCGCTGATAAGGCCCATACGTAAATATTTTAATTTAGTTAAGTCTACTCCAAATTTAACGTAATCACTTGAATCGATTGCACCTTCGGTGTCAATATAGATTACCATGTAGTCTTTCTTCTGCAACTCACGAACTGCATTTAAACATAAGAATGTTTTACCTGAACCTGAGTCTCCAGCAATTCCAATACTACGAGTGTTAGGATAACCTCCAAAAAGGGATCCTGACATTTGAGCATTTAATAAGTAGTTTCCAGTCGGGATGTACTCTTCGATGTCAGAGAATCCGCGAATCTCAATTTTTGATTTTACTTTCTTTTCGAGCAAGTCGTTAAACTTAGCGAAAGCGTCCATTGTTGTTTTTGCCATGTTGTAAAAATTATTTTAGTATCTTTTACAAGGGATACTAAAATGGGTTTAGTTAAAGTATGAAATTAATAAAAATGATCCAGAAAGGACCGTTGTGTCTGAGTAGTCTCCATTTACTACTTGGTGAAATCCGACTTTCACTATATTAGAATTATCTTTAGTGAAGTGGTCCTTTGATAGGTTTCGAGTAAAAGAAATGTCGTTCTTTGAAGTTAGGTTAACTCCGTAACAGTGCATCTTTAGCGACATTGGAGAATTCATTGAAATATCTCCCAAGTAAAAAATACTGTCTTCAGTAAGTCCAACCTCATCGATATTTAAACCAGCTTCCTCAATTAAAGCTCGACATACTGAGTCGTATGGAGTTTTATCTAGATCTGGGTTAACTGTGTCAATTACTAATGAATTACCGGTTTGGCCATTTACCATATTCGGAGACTCGAGTAAAAATATTGACTTAATTGACTTAGTATCTGGGCTTAATTCAAATGGAATAATGCAGATATAATCTAGATCATCTGATAAGTAATCGGCTGAATGTTGGTCCTTTTTTAAAGTTAACACCTTAAATTTTCCGATTTGGGTTCTAGTTTCGTTATTAGTCATTTGCGGCTACTCCTTTTTGTTTAGGTGATGCGCTTAAAGTCTTCTTCATAGTTTTCTTAATCGCATCAACGGTTATGCTGTTATTTATATAGTTTGACAGTTTAGTCAAAAACTCCTCTTTGTTCTTGGAATTAGTGTACATCATTTTCAATAGACTCTTACTTGGAAGTTTAATCCTAACTGCTAAGTTTAGGTCAGTATCCTCCAATGAAAACATTCCAAATAGATCGCTTGGATCTACTTGAACTTGTTGACGAAGAGCTGTTTGATTAACTGGTTCAGCAGGTCTAGCTACTGGTGCAATCTCTTTTACCGTATTAGCAAATTCAGCAGGAATTTCGGGAGCAACTTGAATATCTTCAGTTAAGGAAGGTATGTAGTTAATTGACTGGATTTCAGCCATTGATAATCTAGGCTGGTCGTCAGTGATCATCATTAAGTCTGATGAAACTGCATCTGTGTCCATTTGACTTCCATCAGATAGGACTGCTAGAAATCGACCGTTTCGTCCAGGCAGTACGTCCCTAACGGTTACAATAGTACCAGCTTTTCGTGGATCATTTGTTTTAATCCATTGAAACTCATTTGATTGAAAGCTACTCTTAATAGCCATCATCGTTTCGATATCGTAATTCATAATTATGTTTTTTATTTTTTTAAGCCACTTTATCACTGGACAATTGTTCTTCTAATTTTTTCATTTCGTCCTTAGTATCAACACGACCATTGTATAGTCTTGTTAAAATAGTTCGAGCAGCTGAATCGTATTTCTTAGTAAATAACGTGTCGTTCTTGGTTAAGACCTGATCAATCGTAGGTTCTTGACCAGCTTTAATTTTTCCACCGTATGAATCTGGTGAAATATTAAATTGGATTTGGATATTGGGATACATTGAGGCAAAGTCAAAACATGAAACGTATTTGTAATATCCAGGTTCAGGCTTAGCGACGTATGCTCCATCGTAAGTTGCATCTTCTTCTAATTCTCTTCGGTCGTTTGCCATATACAAACCTCTTTCTAAGAATTCACGACACATTAGAGTTTCAGTAATGAATACTGCAGAGAATACTTTTGATACATCGACCTTTGCAAACTTGGAGATAGCGAAGGCTACATCAAGCAATCCAAGCTTATCTTCAATTAGTTTAACTAGAATTGTATCGATAATGTTATACTTTGTAAAGTTCTCAACGTCTTGCTGAGCTTCCATCATTGTTGCATATTCACTATGTAATTTAGTTGTTCCTAATACTAAATTTGCAATGTAATCTAACTTGTAATTCTCAACTACTTTGTAAGGTTTAGTATTCATAAACACTTCCATGTAATCCAGAAGTCCTAAGTGAACTGGCATTTTGGCCTTGCCGATTAGGGTTTTAGAAGGCATGTTTAACATTGGTTCAATTCCTAAATTCTTACAACGATTAATTAAATACAACCAGTCAAATCCAATTACGTTCCAGCCTGTTAAGAAAGGAATCTTTGGAAGAACTTTGTGAAAGAAAGTTTTCATTAAGTCTTCTTCATGTTCAAAGAATAGGTGCTTAACTACGAACGTTTGCTCATGCGCTTTAAAATAATCATTTACTTCGTCTTCTAGTCGAGTAACTACATCAGGTGCAAGATCTCGCATAGTTGACATTACGAAACATACGTTATCTTCATTTACGAAAGTAATCATATTAACCGGCATTGCGGCTTTAGCTGGATCTGGGAAATCTTGAGAAATAAGCTGAATCTCAATATCCAGATAGTATTTCTTTGGGCTATCATCTGAATAAATTGAAGCGAGCTCAGTTTCGGCTAACCTAGTTTGAGTTAACTCTTCAAGCCTAAATCGACTTAACCATTTTCCTTGAACCTTCTTTAGGAATCTTCCATCCCAATTTCTATGTTCAGTTGGAGTTGGCGTTAGATTCCAGTTGTACAGGTCATGCGGAAGTATTGGTTTCTTCATGAATCCGATATTTCCATCTGGTTTATAATATGAGATTAGAAGAGCTGAGTCTTCTGTGTGAAATTCTGTACTTACAATCATATTGTATATTTTACTAAATTAATAACCTCTCTGTTGGCGAGCCTTGTTCTCCTCATTCTTAGACATGTACATATTGAACATTTCCTGAGAAGTCATTCCTACTGATACTGCATAGTTCATAAAGAAGTGTAGCATATCAATTATTTCAAATTTGCACTCAAGCTGATCAGACTCTGATAAATCTGAGAACTTTTTATCTGAGTAGCCTTCATGTGCGGATTTCCAACGCTTCCAAATAGCATTACCTGAACCGTCATTGATTCCACCTAATGCATCGGTTGCTTCGTGGATCTCATCTATCATTGCATGGTTATTCATGTGCCAAAAGGTCATAAGCTCCCTAAGATTCATGTTGGCAAAGTCATACCCGTAAACATTCTTTTGTGTATCAGCCTGAATGTCCATGATTTGGCCTAATGTGTCTTCGTTCACTTCTGTTCTGTCTGACCAGTGATCTTTAATTTCTAATTTTGCACACGAGTTGTCTGTATTTGCCATATTTATGTAGTTTTACAGGATCTTTTACCCTAAAAGTGAAAAAGGTTTAAGTTTAGTTAGAATAATACTGATAAATAACAGTAGCAACAACTAGACCAAGTTCAAAAGTTATGAATTTGGGACTAATGCGATAAATAAATAACTTAAAATAATACGCAAACTCGATGGCAGAAAAATTAAATCTGAACCGATACAAAGCAAGTGGTGTCTATACGGTAGAAATTGACGAAAGCACTAACCTTAGCTTACCTCTTTCAACTGGAAGATTAGTAATCGGCTCTAGCAAAAAAGGACCTATCAATTCAGTAGTATTAGTGAATGACAATCGTTCACTATCCGCTGTATATGGTGAGACTGACACTAAATTGGAAAAAAACGGAAGCTTTTTCCACAGAACTATTGATGTTGCTTTACGTCAAGGCCCAGTTTACGCTTTAAACTTGTTACCGATTGCTGACACAGATGTTGCATACTTTACAACATTTAATACTGAGTCAGCATCTAACAATTCAACGTGGTCGGCAAATCTTTATCAAGATAGCATTTCAAGATTCTATAATACTCAAAAATTGTGGTTCGCTGATGTTGATGCGGTTAACAAATACAAAAATCTTGCGTTAGGTGATACGTTCCCTGCGACTGGAACAATAGACAAGGATGCTAACAAAATCTTAAGTTTAGTAAATCTTTCTAAGAAAGCAGTTACTGCATGGGCAAGAATTGCTGATACTACTGGTTATGATATTAAAGTTAAAGAATACTATCAACTATTAGGAGACCGAGTAGAAGTTCCAGAATTTTTACACCCGGACGATTATGTTGCAGATTACTTTGTTGAGCTTGCAGTAGTTGATGGTGATTGGACTGACTATATTCGTTTGTCGACTGACCCTATTTACAGACAGTACTTTACAGCAAACGGAATCATTCTTTCTAAACTGGACGACTTTTTATCACTAAGAGATGTTGTTGTAGTTAATCGTACAATTGGAGCAATCATTCCTGACTTTAAGGATTTGGCTGGATCAACTGCATCATTAGATACACTGTTTAATAGAAAATTCAGTAGCTCTAACGTATTTTGTGCAATTGACTACAAAAAAGTAGACTTAATTGACTTAACTAGCTCTACGTTTAATAGCGGTAGTTCAACTGAACCTATTGCACAACAGCGTATTGATTTAGTAGGTCACGGATTTGGTGAGCTTAATACAACTGATGGTAGTAAAACACTATACACTGTAGATAATGGAATAAGCGGAACTGATCCAATTGCTCTAATCGACGTGTTAAGTTACAAAAAATCAGCTGGATACGAATACTACTTTGAGTTAGACGGTCTTGCTCACTCAACTACTTTAGCAGCTGGTGAAACATACACAATGAATACAGGTGGAGACCTCTATATTACGGCTACTCAAGGAAGTAAATTATATGAAGCATGGGCAAATGGATTTGTTAAAGCTGGAGATACTTTACACTATTTAGCTGCACCGTCTAGTACTCCTACTACTCTATATTTAGGAACTGACAACTTAGTTAAAACTCAAACTACTGGTCAAATTAAGTATATTGAATTTACAGCATATTCGGATATAACTAGAACTAATCAAGTAGATGCTCAATACATCACAGATGGAGCGCTTGAATTATTACACATTAAATCAACGGTAGTTAACCAATTTAATTATGAGTTTGACTTAACTAGTTCAGCTTTCTTTAATACAGTTGGAGCAAATAACTATCAGTATTTTTCTCCAAATCAATTAGTGTTCACATTGAATACGAATCTTTATGGAAATGTGGCTAAGAAAGAAACTGTTAATTTAGCGTACGACTCAGCACGCAGAGCATTAATTGATGGGTTCTTTGTACCAGGTCAATACATTAAAGCTAAGATCGCAACTGATGCGAATGGTGATAATGTAATTAGAGATCGAGTTTTAAAAATTAAATCAGTTTACGCTCAACTAATATCAGTTCCAGTTGGACCTTCTAGTACTCCTACTAAAACTTTAAAGTACACGATTACGGTAGATAATGCATACGATGCTAATGTTCAAGGAATTGATCTTACTGGTCAAACCGTTAAGGTTTATAAAGGAATTAAAAATTACGTAACTAATTTACGAGGTTTCCACGTTCCAGCAATGGTAGTTGATGAGACTGCTCTTTATCCAAACGGTACAGCTTCTAGACAAGATGAAATTCTTGACTATATGTTTGATTCAACTAATATTGCATCAACTCTAGCGGATAATGAGACTCTTGATTATCGTTATATTATTGATTCGTATGAAGGTCAAATTTCAAATGCATCAAAACAACAACTTGTTCAACTTGCAGCAAATCACGGAAAAGCGTTAGCTATCTGTAATGCTCCATCTTTAGCACAATACGAAAAATCAAGTGACCCAAGCTTTATTGATTTTAATACTAACTTAGTATCAGCTGAATACATTTCAACTGGTGGTAATTTATCTTCTAACCCAGCATTTACTTTTGGATTTGCAACTGGAGATAAAAATGGTATTGCAATCTCTACTTACGCTGCATACTTTATGCCTAACTTGTTAATTTTCGAAGGAGGTAAAAACAAATCTATTCCGCCTGCAGCGTTCGTTGCTAACACGTACATGAAGAAATACTCAAGTGGAAATACTTTCTCTATCGTTGCTGGTAAAAGAGGTATTATTACAGAAGCTGAAGTTACTGGACTTGAATACGATTTAACTGATGACGATCGCGCTTACTTAGAGCCTGTTGGATTTAACTTAATTGTTAGACGTAGAGGTTTTGGAGTAATGATTTTCTCTAATAACACAGGTTATCAAAGAGTAAGATCAGCACTTAATAACGTTCACGTTAGAGAGGCATTAGTAACAATCGAAAGAGACGTTGAGAGAATCTTATTGAACTTCTTATTTGAATTCAATGATCCTACTACACGATTAAGAGTTAAAACTCTAGTTAAAAACTACTTAACTGCAGTTCAAGACGCTAGAGGTATTGCAACTTTCGATATTGTATTTGATGATTCAAATAACGGTCCTGAAGTTCTTGAAAACAATGCAGGTATCATCGATATTATCGTTGACTTCCCAAGAGGTATTCACAAGTTCATCAATCGTATTACAATCACAAGAGCTGGAGGTCAATTGGCTTCTAACTCAACAGGATTTACTCCTTCATTCTAAGGAATACATTAATAAAATAAAAAAGGACTCTAGTAATAGAGTCCTTTTTTTGTTAGGGCCGACTTGGAAGTCGAATTCCACCACTTGGTTTAAGTCCAAGAACTATTAGTCACGACCGGTCATGATCTCTTCCATAACTCTAACTGTATCAGTTGAATCGTTATGTAAGATACCCGTTCCGCCGTGCTCAATCCATTTCTCCAATTTCTTTTTAAAATCGTCGATTAGAATGTCTTTTTCGCTAGTTGCGTACTTCCATTTGTCTTGATCTAGAACAAGCCTAGTATCAGGAGTCATATCCGCTGGGTCAGTTACTGGCTCTTGGTCAATTCCTAAATTTGAATTTACCCAACGAGTCTTACCAATAAGACACTCAGGACTACGGCTTGGTGCAGATAATAAAATTGGGTCATATCTTTGTAAGTAATCCCATAATTCTCTGCCGTCTTTGGTCCATTGTAGGTTAGCCCAGAAGTCTGCTCCTAACTTATCCAGTAATGGCCAAATTGAGTTCTTTCCGTTTTTCTTTTCGTATTCCTTAGGTGAAAGATTTTCAGTGTTTTCTTCAATATCTTGAAAGCCTCTATCAAAATCGACAAGGACTCCATCTAAATCACAGAACACTCGATATTTACCCTCTTTACCTTCGTTTACGAATTGTTTAAATTTCTTAAGCATTTTCTTTAAGTTCAAATTGTGTAGTCTCGTCTTTGTTTATAATGGCGACAAGATCGTTTGCCATAATGATGTGGTAGTTAGTACCGTCCCACTGGACGTCAAGTCCTGAGTATCGTTGATATAAAACTCGATCGCCTTCTTTGATTGGGCAACCTGAATTACTGGAAACCAGATGGCCTACTGCAATTACTACTCCGGTATTGGGTCTTTTTCTAGCATCAACTGATAAAATGATGCCTGTTTCAGTTTTAGACTCTACTGAGTCCGGTAAAACTAATATTCTTTCGAATAGAGGAATAAATCCTCCTTTGATTGGTGTACTCATTAATTCTTGTAATTTTTTTTGAATTGGTAGTAATTGAATTTTCTACGAGTAGTCAAGTCAACGTTTTCTTTAATTGCATCAAGTACGTCTTTTGGAAAAACTGCTGTACTTAATCTGATTAAGGTCTTGTTACGATTAAGGTTGTTCTCGATCGTCAGCCATTCACCAGGTTCCTTTATTTTAAGGACTTCACATGTTACTTCACGTAATAAATCCATGAAACCTAGATCACCTGAATCAATGAAGTAAATAACGTCTTTCCATTGAAGCGATTGCTTTACGTATTCGACAATTTTTGTTACTTTAGAGGCTGTCATCTTGGGATGGACTCTTGGAATATTGTCTGATGCATCACCCGCTAAACACTTAACTAAGATATCTAAAGTTGGATCAACGGTTAAGTGTTGATAGTCCTTTTGAGTTAAGTCGTTGATTATGTTAGTTACAGCTGAATTGTCTATTGAGTCAATATCAAAATTAAAAAGGTCAACTTCAGCGGGTTCAACTTTACCGAAATCTTCAGTTGTGTAGATCTTTTTGTATTTCGTCATTTGCTTAGGCATAATCAAAATAACTTTACGTTTGTCACTTTCAAGTAACTGGGTTAAGTCTTTGTCTACTGACCAAATACAAATATCTTCTTTTAAATTTTCGCAAATGTAAGCAATTAAATCATCACCTTCTGCTCCAGGAACACGGTTTACTACAACTCCATAATCGTCAGATATTGTACTTAGAATTTCATTTTGAAAGTATTCAAAGAACAGATAAATTTTATCATCGTATTTTCTTTGACCTTTATAACTGAAATCCCCTTCTCCGTGTGTTTCAAAATGTTCTTTGATATATTTCTTTCTCCAACTCTTAGAGTCAAATACAAAAAATACTGAACTGATGTTTTCCTTAAATGGAGCAAGAATGCTGCCAAAGTAATTTACAGAAAATTGTCTAAATGTATCTTTGCTTACCTGCTTTAGAATAAACTTATCGTCATTTAATAAGTCATTGACATAATACTTTTCGCCAACTCTCTTATCGTTAGCTAATATATTTTTTGCGATACTTACTGCGACATTCAGAAACGCATTTCCGTCAATGATTAAATTCATAGTTTAAGGTTTTGGAGCGTCAGCTTGTTCCGGCTGAACACTTAGTGTTTTAATTGACTTAGCAATTAACTCAGCTTCATCCAATGTAAATATACCCTTTGACTGACAGTGATTAGCTGCGGAAATCAAAACGATTACTGAATGTTCTGGTGTTAAATTAGCTAAGAAGTTATCGTAATCAGCTTGATTAGTATAACTGATTGAAGAAAGTAGTGTTGCAATCGGAGCAGCATCCGGCTGAACTTGGTCAGCCGGTGCACTCTTGATTTCTTCAACTACAGTCGCGGTTTGTTTTTTAGAACTTGCCATGTTTGTATGTTGTTATTTTTTATAGATCTTTGAATAAATCGTCTAAGTCATCTGCTTTAGCTGGAGCAGCTGGCGCAGATTTTACTGGAGCTGGACTTTCCGTTATTGAACCAAAATCATCGTCTAATTCAATTGACATATTAGAGCTTGATGTAGCTGGCGCAGCTGGCGTATATTCCAAAGATTCTCCCATTGGTGCTTGAGAACGATTAACTGGAGCAGAGTTAGTAAAGTGTTTCTTCATTCTCTCATCTTTAGTGTTTGCAACTAAGTTATCGATGATTTGTTTGTAAGGAACGATTGCTTTGATAAATTCTGCAACTTTTTCATACTCATGGTCAGTCCACTCTTTTAAGAAGTATTGACTCATGTCCGGTGAGTTCTTTTTAAAGAACTCACTAGTAAATTGCATTACTTTAGGCTCATTAGATACTGCGATCTCTTTTCCTGCATGAGAGATAATCAAAGGACTAACTTCATTCATGAATTTACTTGAACTGAAATCTCTCCATGCTTTCGTTTTACGTTTAATAACTAATACGAAGTCCTTACCAGTAGTAAGAGAGAATGGATTGATTTTTTGAGTTGTTACTAACTCATTTTCTGGATTGATCTCTTGTTGAATCAAGTTATCAATAGTGTATCCGTAAGAATAAACTTTGATTTTGCCTTCCAATTGTGGAAATTGAGGGTCTTTCTTGATGTAAACACAAGAGTAATAATTGTAGTAACGATTGAAGTACTTCTGAATTTCTTCAACAATTGAAGGTTCTTCGTTTTTCAAACGTTTTAATTCCAAGTCCAATGTCCAAAGAATTGATGATGCGCCAGTAGTAGAAGGGCAGTCAACGTACAACTTCTCATTTGTTAGAGGGTTGATAAGTTTTGCTGCGTACTTCTTGTAGCGGCTTTTACTAGGATCCGTTACCCATGGGATAAAACGGATTACTGATTTGTAGATTCCGTTCTGACCTTGGTCTGGACCCGGATTGTACATGTTTTCGTCGACTTTGCGAGCGTTTGCTGATGATTTACCTGAGAAATCATCGAGATTGAGATTGAATAGATCTTCCATGTTCAAAAATGATTTTAATTTATAGAATTATACTAAATAAGTGTGAGAGGTTTCCAAAAAAATAGGGCGAGTTTTAATACCCGCCCTCTAATGTGAACTTTTAATCTAAAATTAAGCTTTTGGAGCTGTCTTAGAAGATTGAACGTGAGTTCTTCCCTCTTGGCAAGTAGCTTTAATTTCTTGAAGAAGACCACGAGTTCTAGTACCCGCAGATTTATTTCCTTTTTCGTAGAATTTAACCGCTTCTGCTTCAAGTTGAGCAACTTGGTCCTTTAATTGTGTTAACCATTCTGGTGTCATAATCAATAAGTATTTTTGTATCTTATATTACGAAACTTCACCCGGTTTTAAATATTATTGATATTTGGTTGAAAATATTGCATCTGGGAATGATTTCTTAGTAAATCGTATCCAGGTTTGCATTACTTCTTCGAATTCTGATTTAGAGATTACGCCGGAAGAAACGAAAGGCCGTAAGTATGAATTGAATTCTGAATCTATTGGGACTCTCTTTTTAACAGCAGCTGCGTGCATCCCTGAGACCATTGCTGGTATTTCATCAGGTAAAAGAAAATACTTGTAATTGTCTTGAGCACCATCTCTAACTTTTTTTGAGGTTTTTACAATGTGACCGACTTTCTTGTTTACTCCTTTTTGTAAAAGGTGCTCCAATTCGTGTCTAAGTGTATCAACTATTTTAAAGTTTAAGTCTTGGTATTTAGAAGGTTCAGCGTCAGGGCTAATGTAAATAACTAGGTCTATCTCTGGAGAGTCTGGATCAGATTCAGCTGGGATATACACGTTTGCATCAACTACAAATCCATTCTCTTCGAAATTAATGGTTTCCCAAGGAAGTCCATTAAAATCAGTAGTTTCAGAAGGATCAAAGTCGACCACTCTAACTATTTTAACAGTTAAGTCAAATTCAATAGGTTCAGAGTAGGTAAAACTCTCAGTTTTAGGTTTGCCTATTGTTGAGCCGGCTGTTTTTTTGATAAATGAAAATACATCGCTCGCATAAGAAGATGATAGCGTGTCGTATTTTGATTCGTATATAAATTGACTAAATCTTTTTATCATTTCTTTAAGAAGATTACATCGAGATCACTAGTAGATGGAATTGACTTATCGTCATAGTTAATATCAATATCTCCACGATCCTTCCCTAGTTTATCAGAAGATAGTGCTGATTTTAATTTATCGTATATGTCTTCAGGTAAAGCCTTTGTTCCAGTAAGAGCGACTGTAATCTGTTCTTTTTTATCTGTGAAGTTGTTATCGGTGATCCATTTATCTAGATCAGCTTGAGCCAATTCATATTCTTTGTATCTCTTAACTCCACCACCGTCTGTGAATTCCGAATGCCATGACTTGTCTTTATCTAAGAATACGATTCGAGTAGAACCTGTACCAGAAGAAGCAACTGGAGCATTTGGATCGGGCGGAAGTGCTGCACTAGCAAAAGGATCAGCCATTGGATCAGGAGATGATGGTGCTGGAGCATCGGCTGGAGCATCTGCTGGTGGAGCAGGTTCAGCTGGAGTTTCGTCAGCGGGTGGTTCAACCGGTTCCGCTGCAGGCTCTGTTTCTGGATCGCCTTCTGCTTCCAATAACAGTTTAAATTTACTAAAGTTAAGTATTTCCATAATAGTCTATTTGTTACTGTTATTTATAAACAAAAATAGGAGCGCTAGGCTCCTATTTAAGTCAGTATAGTTTAAGGATTTATGATCCGCAAGCTTCGCATGCATCTGGGTTATCAAGAGAACATACTATATCTTCCGCACTTGTATTAAGCGCTTCAAATACTGGTGCAATTTGGACAGTTGGAGCAACTTTTCCAGTAGCCATATTTACTCCTAGTCCAGCAATTGCCGAACTCGCAGCTTCAGTTCTAAGATAATACATTCCTGTCTTTAATCCGCTTTTCCAAGAATGGAAGTGAGCTGATGTTAATTTTGCAGTATTTACGTCTCTAAAGAATAAATTCAGAGATTGTGATTGACAAATAAATTTACCACGATCAGCTGACATGTCGATGATGGTCTTTTGAGAAATTTCCCAAACTGTTTTATAAACAGCTCTTAATTCCTCTGGAATCTCAACGATATTTTGAACAGAACCTTTTTCCAAGATTACTCGATTTCTCATAGAATCTCCCCAAAGTCCTAGTTCAGCTAGATCTCTAACTAGATGTTTATTAACTACAATAAATTCTCCAGCTAAAGTTCGACGAGTTCCTATATTCGAAGTGAATGCCTCGAATGCTTCATTGTTACCCATGATTTGGGCAGTAGAGGCAGTTGGCATTGGCGCAAGCAATAGAGAATTTCGGGATCCATGCTTCATAAGTTTTCTACGAAGAGCTACCCAATTCCAACGACCTGATAATTGGTCATCCGTTACTCCCCATAAGTTAAACTGAAATTGTCCTGAGCTTAATGGAGAACCTTCGTATGAGGCGTATGCCCCATCCTTCTTTGCAAGATCAATTGATGCTTCCATTGCAGCGAAGTAGATTGTTTCAAATATCTCAGAGTTTAATTTCTTTGAGGCTTCTCCGCCAAATTCAATTCCCATTATTGCAAAAGTATCAGCTAAACCTTGAATACCTATTCCAATTGGGCGGTGTTTCTCGTTAGATGCTTTAGTTTCTGCAGTAGGGTAGAAGTTTACGTCAATTACTTTATTTAGATTTAGTGTTGTTTGATATGCTACATCATATAGAGCCTCATAGTCGTACTCACAATTAGGTTTTCTTAGTTTACCTGTACGCTTTCCGATTGTAATAAATTGATTTACTGGAATAGACGCTAAGTTACAAACAGCCTGTTCTTCTTTTGAGGTGTACTCTATAATTTCAGTACATAAGTTAGAAGATTTGATTGTTCCTAAATTCTTTTGATTTGATTTACGATTAGCTGAATCTTTGAAAAGAATATATGGCGTGCCTGTCTCAACTTGTGATTCAAGGATTTTTTGCCATAGGGTTCTAGCCTTCATAGTATGACGACCTTTTCCTTCAGCTTCAAGTCTTTCGTAATTACTCTCGAATTCCTCTCCGTACATTTCCCAAAGCTCGCAGTCAATTTCAGCTGGACAGAATAGTGTCCAATCGCCATCCTCTTCAACTCTCTTCATGAAAAGATCTGGTGTCCACATAGCTAAGAAAAGATCTCGAGCTCTACGCTCTTCTTTACCGTGGTTTTTACGTAAATCCAAGAAATCTTCAATATCTGCATGCCATGGCTCCAAGTAAATAGCAAAAGAGCCTTTACGTTTTCCTCCGCCTTGATCTACATAACGAGCAGTCTCATTGTAAACCTTTAGCATTGGAATAATTCCATTTGACGTACCGTTTGTTCCTTTGATATAAGAACCAGTAGCTCTAATATTTGAAACCGATAAGCCGATGCCTCCAGCATTTTGTGAAATTGCAGCTACATCAGATAGAGTTTTGTAAATTCCTGAAATTGAATCTTCATGCATAGTTAATAAGAAGCATGAAGATAATTGTGGACGTTTGGTTCCAGCGTTAAACAGGGTTGGAGTGGCATGAGTCATTTTGTGAGTTGACAGAAGCTCATACGTTTTTAATACGTTTTGAATGTCTGTTCCCCAAATACCTACAGCTACCCTCATGTATAAATGTTGAGGAGTTTCAGCCGGCTGGCCGTATGTCTTTAATAAGTAACTACGCTCTAATGTCTTAAATCCAAAGTAGTCAAAGTTAAGATCGCGATCATGAATGATTGCTTCGTTTAGCGTATTCTTATTCTTCTGTACAGCAGCATAGGTTTCATCAGAGATAATGCCTGCCACCTTTCCAGTCTTTGGATCTATGTAATTATATAGGTGGTCAATTGTATCACTAAATGACTTGTGGGTCGTTTTGTGCAATCGGGTAATTGCAATTCTTGCAGCTAAGATTGAGTAGTCTGGGTGAATATGAGCTAGAGCAGCAGCAGTTTCAGCCGCGAGTAGATCAAGTTGCTGTGTGTTAATTCCATCGTATATTCCAGATACTACTTTAGTGGCTACTTCAAGTGAGTCAACGTAGTCTGTATCCAATCCGTATGTTTGCTTTTTAATACGGTTTGTTATTTTATCGAGCTTTAGCGTTTCGCTATGCCCATCTCTTTTTATTACCTTCATGTAGTTTCGTATTTTTAAAAGTCTGCGTCTAATGAAAATCCGGTGTTATCTCCGGTTTTTACCCCTGCTTTTTGGTATTCGCCTACTCTTTTTTCGAAAAAGTTAGTTTTTCCGTTTAGTGCGATGTTAACCATGAAGTCAAAGGGATTTATTGAATTAAATACAGGTTCACAACCTAAATCAGATAATAGTCTGTCTGTTACAAATTCTAAATACTGAGCCATCAAATCTGAATTCATGCCGATTAGTTTAACTGGAAGAGCCTCAATTATAAACTCTTTCTCAATCTCAAGGGCAGATAATATAATTTCTTTAATTCGATCTGGTGACACTTTATCTACAATGTGATGATTGTGTAGGTGAACTGCAAAGTCTGTATGAGAACCTTCATCTCTGGAAATAAGTTCATTAGAAAAACTTAGTCCTGGCATTAGGCCTCTTTTCTTAAGCCAAAAAATAGAACAGAATGAACCTGAAAAGAATATTCCTTCAACTGCAGCAAATGCAACGAGTCTTTCTTGGAAAGTTGAGTTCTTGATCCATCTTAGTGCCCATTCAGCTTTTTTCTGAACGGCTGGGATTGTGTCAATTGCTCGTAATAGGTGCATTTTCTCGTCTTGATCAGTAATATACGTATCGATTAACAGAGAATATGTTTCAGAATGGATATTTTCCATCATGATTTGAAAGCCATAGAAGAATTTTGCTTCTGGATACTGGACGTCTTTTACAAAGTTCTCAGCTAAATTTTCATTAACGATTCCGTCGCTTGCGGCAAAAAATGCCAATATATGTTTAATAAAATGGCGTTCACCATCGTTAAGGTTTTTTCTCCAGTCGACTAAGTCTGCTGCTAAGTCAATTTCCTCTGCTGTCCAAAATGACGCTTCTGACTTCTTGTAAAATTCCCAAATATCATGATGCTGAATTGGGAAGACAACGAAGCGGTTTGGATTCTCTGTTAAAATAGGTTCCATTTTTGTAATTTTTTTAATTAAGTGTGTGTAAGTGATTGAATAATCGAATATGGTGTCGTCTGTCGGCTAATAGTGGTTGCAAAATGCTTGATATGGTTAGCCAGGTGAACAGCGAACAGTAAAATGCGTGGTATTTTAAATTTCGAGTTATCCATCTGGATTATTTATATCGAAACTATAATACCACGCAACTTATAAAATTAGACGAATTCGAACTTTAATTGCTTTCTAATCGCATCTACTTTGTAGACTTGGATTTGGCCTGAATCGCTCACCTTGGTTCTACCTTTAAGGTGATTTACGTCAGTTGTAAAAACTGTATCTGAATCAGGTAACTCAATTTCTAAAACAAAAGTTTGTTTGTTAAGTGTGAAATTTAATGTTTGACCTTCGATTCGGTCTTTTAGGTTTTGCCAAGTTAACTGCTCTTCTCCTACTTTCTCTAATGAATCAGTTAAAATAATTCTAGGCTCTCCTTTCTTGATTACGATATCTTTGATATAGAAATCAATTGAATCTCCGGATTTATAACCTTTACTGAATTCTTCGTAATTTGCAAATTCAGTTTTGTGTAATAGCCCGGTAAAATAGTTTTGGAATTCAACGAACATTCCGAAATCATAAGGTTTGTTAGTTAAAATACCTGTGTACTTTTCTCCAAATTTAAGTTCGTGAACTCTTTGAGGTAAAGTTTGTTTAATATATTTCTTGTATGAAACAATGAATAGATCATTTGTTTGATCGTAGTTCTCAATCATTACTGGAATCTCTTTATTCAAGTATTCATTGAAGTCTCGAATAACGTTTGCAGCAGCATGTGATCCAGGTAGGAAACATTTAACTGTTCCTTTATACAGTGCAAGGTAACCTCCTTTAACTAGGTTAGTAACCTTAACATAGAACCATTTTTCTTCTTTTAAGAACTCGTTAAGATCGTCTCGGTAAGAAAGAGCAGCGCAACGTTTTTCTGATCCTAAATAATCGCCGGCATCGGCTTTGTAGATAACAACTTTGAACTTTGCACTTGTTTCATTCTGTAATAACAAAGAAGGCTCTTCGCTAAATTCTCTAAATGGAACAAAGATAGTAGACAAGGAATCATCATCTTGAACTTCGATTTGTTTGTTTTCAAAATCAATTTTCTTGGCAGTTACTTTACAAACATGACCTATTTCAAAGTCTTTATTTGCGGTTGCGCCGAATGTATTTGATGAATAGTACTTGTCGTAAAGCTCTTGGGCATAAGGTTCTTTACAGAAAATCTTTAAGCCCGCTTTTTTATCCGCTGGAGTTAATTTAATGCTTTTGTTTACTCGGGAATTTCCCTGGCTAAACAGTAAGTCAAAATCAATAACTTCTTGGACGTTTTCGTTTTTTTGCATGTTTTTGTTAGATTAAAAAAGTTAACTAATAAATTATACACAGAAACTGCCTAGAGTTTTAAATTGTATGAATTCCTGGATCAACAAATATACTTGGTGCCCAGGTGGTTGGATACAGCCCTGGCATTTTACTTTGGAATATTAAGGTGCCGGTTGAAAGTAGGCTTGATCTCCAAGCTAACTCATCCAGAAATATTGCAAATAATGGATTTTTATGAGTTAATCTTTCCCAAGGCGGAAGATCATCCTGGTTAAAAAATGGGCTTGATGCTACTCTAGCTAACTGAACGCCGGGCTTACTTAGAAAAGAACACGATATGATTGCGCCCAAGTATGCTATCTCTTTTACGACTGGTTCAGTAGCAGTGATAACTGGAATATAGGCGGCTTTAATCAAATCCATTGCATCTAAATTAGTGAGTCTAACCTTTGTTGAATTAGGTATCTGTAATTGAAGCGCCATTATAATTAATTTAATTGGAAGAATGTATGGATTCGCTGATTCAATGATGTTAAACGATAGATCCTTTAAGGATTTAGTTAATCCAAGAATTGGCTCAACGATAGACTTAACCGGTTGCAATATTCCGTCGATTGCCGTATTAATTAAGCTTCTGATTAATTCAACCAAGTCAGTAGAGGTAAGTAATGAAAAATAACTGACTATGTCTAATGGAATCATTGGAATTTTAGGAAGCTTAAGTTTAAATCCATTAGGTAAAGTAATTGTGACGAATTTTGAAGCGGCGGTTGTAGTTACAGTAGCGGTTTGTGAATTTCCACATGGTATTAATTGAAGTATCTCACCGACTGTCGTAGAAGCAGCCGATCCGGCTCCGGACGTTAATAAATTTCCAGCATCGGCTAGCATTCTTAAAATTAGTTCAAGAAGGTAAGCAATTGCTGATTTAAGAAGAGGCTTAATTAGTGCGTCTAATGGAATTGATACTTGAATCGGAAAGGGTAGTCCCAAAGGATTTGGTGCTTGTGGGACGTGTAATGCAGTTAATACTGGAATAAGCATTGCTTGTGAAATTGCAACTAAATCTGCTTTATTAGGTAAAACAATTGGTGGAAATGCTGAAAGTATAGAATCAAATAGGCTTGTTATGCTAGATATTCCAATATTAGATAGAGAATCTCCAAGTAAGGCTTTTAGTGATTCAACGGTTAATCCGCTTAGTACTGCATCTAATAACGCATTAAATATTGCAATCGCGGCTAATATTTGAGGAGACGCTGGTAATTCAAGTGAAGTCTCTTCAGTTGAGCAGCATGGGGCAAATGGATCAAATAATTTTAAACTCGGTGAGACTATTGATAGCGAAGTAAACGCCAGTGCCGACTTTAAGCGAGCCTTTCTAAGATCGGCTGCTTTTTTTATTCTTGCTTTTTCTTCATCACTTAAATTTGGATCAATGTCATCTGCTGGGGACTTTACTCCTTGCAGATAATCCATTGCCTCTTTTGTGTACTCTTTTATCGCTTTTTTAAATTCAACAATATCTTCTTGCTTGTTTAGATTAAACGATTTTTTTGATTTTAATTTTGAGGTATCTACTTGAGCAGCCATTCTTTTAATCTTTGCAATAAAGTTAACTGAGTCGAGGTCAAGATTAAGTTCGCCTTTTGCGGCTTGTTCAACAATTGGCTGCATCGCACTAACTGCATTAGGTAGAGGTGGATTTAATTTAGTCGGATCGTTAGGGAATGAAATTGTTCCTAATTTGATTTTATCAATGTACTTATTGAAATCTTCTAGCACTCCATCAATTTTAGACTGTAGTGTTATTGGATCAAGCGATCGAGCCTTCTTTTTAGTTTCGCGCTTCTTTGCTAAGTTTTCTTCAGACTCAGCGCCTTTAACTTGAGAGTCTCTCTCGTTTCTAGTCTTTTCCTTTAACTTAGTTATCGCGGTAATTTGAATTTCCCCAAGTCTATCGAATTGCTTGTTAATTGATCTCTTAAATTCGTTTACTTGTTTTGTAAAATCATTGGACGCTTCCATATCGAGGGCGTCCGCTAATTTCTCAGAAAGCCCAGTATATTTAGCAAGATAAGTCACAGGATCAATTTGTCCTAACACTGCTCCTGCTCCATTCTTTATGTCAATGCCCTTTCCTAATGCAACAGCCGCGGCGACGGTTGCAACTCTAATTGCCTTTGATGCTTTTGCTGAAATTGTAATTGGTATACTTAGAGAGCCTTTAGTAAGCTGTCCTTTAAATGGGTCAGTTGGATTTATACCTAATGGGTTCTGAGAAGCTGGGCTGTTGTCTACCTCAAATCCAACTTTAGATCCACCTGGGATTAGTAGGAATGGAATATTTGGAGCAACTAGCATGTATTTTCTACCATCCGGTGCTATGTATAACACGTAAACTGATGGTAATGGGATTCCAACAATTACGACTGGCATTGTTATAAATGTAACAATTGTGCCAAGCGGAGTAGATAAAGAAAATAACGGAGTCCACTTTTGAGGTATAGGAATCATTACTATACCAAGTGGAGTTGGAATAATATTGTTAATTGGATAATATCTAAATAATGGAGAGCTTAGATCAGGAATAGGTAATAAACTTACTTTGTTTAACGCTTTTGCAAACTCTTTCCAATAACATGGGTTATTCATGTCAGGTAATTTAGAATCATTTCCATTTAATGTTCTAATAAAGAGAGGATCTTTTCCTAATTTCGCGAGAGTTTCAGCTTCACAATCTTTGGCAACGGCTTTTGACTTAGCTGCTTCGCTAAAACATTTTATCTTGGAAATTTTAACTTCAAGAACCTTGGGGTCCATTGAATTTTCTTTTATTAGTAGATCTAAGTTAGCGATATCTTTTTGACAAGCCTGTATTTTTAGAGCAGCTTCATCGTATGCTTTTTGATAGTACGCTAACCTTTGAGAAATCACGGTGTCTAGCGTAGAATACTTGAATACTCCTTGTGTATAAACAGTTGAAGCTCCTGCCCTATATGAAGTCGGTCTAGCTAATTTAATTGATGCGTCAGTAGTCCTTCTAAAAAAGTCAGCAACTTCTCTTTTTGCAATAGTAGATAGGGAGGTTAAAGTTGGTGCTATTTCCGCTGGAAACACCTGCTCCTTTTCTTTCTTAATTCTATCAGGTAAACTTTTATTAGCAGTATCATAGAAGGTAGAGTAGGCTTCTTGACTACTTATATAAAACGTGATGTCTCCTTCTTTTAAAGAAACTGGCGCGTTTTCAACGTCTTTTATTAACGGATCAATTTTAGTTGGATCAACAGTTAATCCTCTTTCCTCTGGTGTATATAGATTTGAAATCGGATTGGCTAATTTTTTATAAAGCCCTCTATATCCGCTAGCAGTTAAGTTGTATAAAGCACCAGAGATAAAATCATAGTCTCTATTCTGTTTGTATTGCTCAAATGGAATTGACTGACAACTAGTAGCAACTGAATTAGAGAATGGAGAATTTTTTAGGTATGGGCTATTGCGTATAACTAATGTTTTTTCAACTTGAGAAGTTTCTCCATTTTCCAATAATTTAGGGACCGTTAATTTAGTAAAATCTAAATCGATTAATCTCATTGAAAACACAGCCGTTCTAGCTGGAGCAATAAGTCCTCCAGTTAGAGAAGATTCAGTATCTGAAAAAATAGGTATTAATTGACCGCTTATTTTTGAAGTTAGCGAATTTAAAGTGGACTCAACTGTTGAACTATCGCTTAAGGCTGGATAGTTTTGAATACTTTGAGATAGTGCATTTGCTGCTCCTTGCTTAGAAAGAAGTTGACGCTCTTCTGCTAAGATTCTATTTTTTCTAGCTGTATAATACTTGAGGTATATTGGAGTATTGACAATATAGTTAAAATAGGTTTGGGTAATAAGATTAGATAAGACAGTTGAATTATACGTAGTGATAGTTTTAAATTGAGAATCAGTTAGTGAAACTACTAACTTGATTCCATAATTTACATAGTCAAACGACTGAAACGTTGAATTATAGTCCTCAATTATTTTATCTTCAATTGCTTTAGTTCTATCATACTCGTCCGTCCAATACAGATACTGGGAGGTGAGAGGTTCAACTGTACTTATGGTGGAAGTAAAGAATTCAACCCTAGCCTTATAATAATTAGAAATGACTTTGTAATGATCTAGTGCTTCTTCTACTTTACCTTTAATTGTTCCAAGTTCAACAACTACATCTTGTTTCGAAAGCTGTTCGGTTAGGATCTTTTTAACCTGGATTAATCCATCGTTAACGCATGAGCTCTCTGATGGAACTGTAACTTTTACCTCTTTAGTAGGTTGAGCTATTGGTTCAGGAATACAGGCTTTTACTTTAGCTAAATCATCTTCCGTAAACGCTGGGGATGCTAGCTTTCCGCATTTAATATCTGTTAATATTTCCTTAAATGTTTTATCCACTTAGGGTTTTGCTTTATTTTATCTATCGCCCTTCTAAAACAGAGCAGCGCCTGCGAGTATTACTCAACAAGCGCCGTTCTTCGATGGCTAATCTTAAATTTATTGAACTTGAGAGTTCACTTGGGGTTTTTGTACCATTAGGCAGTCAGTCGTAATCAATAGACTTGCGATTGAAACTGCATTCTCTAGAGCAGTACGGGTAACTTTAACTGGATCAATGATTCCAGCGTCAATCATATTTACATACTCCTCGGTTTTCGCGTTGTATCCTAATTCGCCTTCTTGAATTTTAGATAGAACTACATCTGCATTAACTCCAGCATTTGCTAAAATTATACGGAAAGGTTCGTGACACGCTTTTTTAATTAAGTCTAATCCTAGCTGAATATCTCTATTCTCAGAAGTAGACTTCATTGCTTGAACTGCTTTAATTAGAGCAATTCCTCCTCCGACAACGATTCCTTCAGCAACTGCAGCTCTAGTAGCACCTAGTGCATCATCGATACGATCAGATTTTTCATGAGCTTCAATTTCAGAAGTAGCTCCAATCTTAATAATTGCAACTCCGCCTTCGAATTTAGAAAGACGCTCTTTTAACACAATTGCAGTTGAAGGATTTTCGCATGCAGCAATTTGGTTTTTAAGGTCTCCAGTTAATTCAGCAATTGCAGCAGAATCTCCGAATCCACCAATGATAGTGGTAGACTCTCCAGTAATTGTAATTTTGTCACAACCGCCTACATAGTCAGCCGCGATAGTTTCTTTAAGTAGAATACCGTCCATTTCTGAAACAAGTTTTCCACCAGTTAAAGTGGCAATATCCTGTAATTTAGAACGGCGATTTTCTCCAAATCCTGGAGCTTTAACTGCGGCTACTCGTAATGTTCCTTGTAACTTATTAACAAGCATTGTGTTTAGGGCTTCTCCATCAACTCCATCACTAATAATTAATAAAGGGCGTCTCTGTTTGTTTGAGTACTCTAAATACTGCAACATATCTTGTAAGTTAGAAATTTTACCGTCATATAATAAGATTAACGGTTTCTCAAACTCAACTGTATTCTTTTCTGGGTTTGTAATGAAATACGGAGATAGGTAACCGTTTCCAAATTGCATACCCTCAACGATCTCTACAAAAGTTTCGCCGGTTTTACTCTCTCCAGCAGTAATAATTCCATCAAATCCTACGTGCTCCATTGCGTCCGCAATAATTTGACCAATTTCCTCATCGTTATTAGCTGAAATAGTTGCTACTTGGCGAATTTTTTCGAAATCTTCAACTTTTTGAGATTGGCTCTTTAAGTTTTCAATAATTTCTTTCATTCCAATTTCAATTCCTTTCTTAAGGTCCATTGGATGTGCGCCGATTTCAACAAGACGATTACCTTCAGTAAAGATTGCATGAGCTAATACAGTGGCAGTAGTTGTACCGTCACCTGCTTCAATCGCAACTTTATTTGCAACTTGTTTTACCATTTGAGCACCTACATTTTCCATGTAATCTTCTAAATGTACTTCACGAGCTACGGTAACACCGTCTTTGGTGATTGCTACGCTATTATCACGAGCGATAACTACATTACGACCACGTGGGCCTAATGTTACTTTAACTGCATCAGCTAAAGCGTTAATACCACGCGCTAACTCCTGACGAGCTTCTGATCTAAATTTTGTTTGCTTCACTTATTGTGTGGTTATTTTACTTTATTATTATACCAGATTTTTCAATTTGGTTTAGGTTAGAAAGCTTTAAAGCTATCTGAATTAACGTAATTACGTCTTTTTGGCAGTATTCTTTAATTCTTTCGATATTACCGGCCCAGTAATTCTCATGAACTTGATCACCTTTGATATCGTCTTTCGGTGAATCGACTCCTAGAATAGTGGCTAATAAGTCGAGTGAAGTGAATCCTTCTTGCCATGCACCAAATGACCAAAGCTCAGAAGTATCAATAATTGAAGTTTCCCAAGGTTTTTTATCCCATACTTGAAGAGGTATTGGTGTTTCTACTCCTAGTATAAATGCTCTTTTGCAAAGATATGGAACATCGAATCTTTTAACGTTATGGCCAGTTAATTTAGCACCAGTTTTCCCAAGACCACCAATTACCTTAAAGGCTTGACGTAAAATGTCTTCTTCATCTTCTCCAGAGTAGGAAACTATTTGAGCTACGGGTTCGCCGTCCACCCATTTAATTTTACCGAAGGAAATACAGACAACTCTACCGAATTCAGCGTGAAGAGCTGATTTCATTTGATAAAGCTCATCGTCTGATTTATCTTTATTGTCTGGATACTTTGCACCCAATTGATTTCTAAGGATTTCCGAACGATTTGCCCAAAGTTCTTGCATTTTCTCTGAAAGATCTCCAGAATGGCTAACTGTTCCAGCTGTTTCTATATCGAAGAACAGCATTTTTTCTAATTGATGTGGATCAAACATATTTTAATTTTATGAATTAGTTGAAATATACTAAAAATCAGGACTAAGTAGCTAAGTGCTTAGGATTAAGGTAGTAAGTTTACTTAATTCTTTATATTAATAATATAAGTAGACTAAGTTCCTAAGACTCTAAGCTCTATACCCTCCCAACACCCTTATTCTACAGTACATTTTACAAAGGTTTCAAAAAACTTAATCTTTTTATTCAGTAGAATACTTCAAATCACTTAGAATGACTCTTGGTAGTAATAGGAATAGATTTCTCAATACAGTTTCCAGCTGTTTGTATTTGCAAAGACTTTAAAAGTTTTCGCTGGATCGCGTGTGTCAATTCCAATACGACTAAAGCCCACCGGAAGTTACTAGAGGACACTCAATTAGAATTTCCTGAGCTAGAGTTTATTTTTCTCCCCCCTAAGAACTTTAAATATGATACCTATTCTGGAGTAGAAAGGGCTAAATTAGCTAATTATTCGCTACTAGTCGATACATTAATCGATAGAGTGGAAGAAGTTATTAAAGATGAGCCTAACCGAATCATTTCAATTGAAGGTATAGCATACGGTGCTCAAGGCAATGCACTAATTGATATTGCTCAATCTACTGGCATGTTAAGAAAGAAAGTACTTGACAATTTATTAAATAATAATCAAGAGAGTCTATTCATATTTTCTCCTGGGGAACTAAAAAATGCAATTGGAGCAAAAGGAAATGCCGGTAAGTTTGACGTGTACGAACAATTTAAGGAAACTCCTATGCTGGCCGAAGGCAGTAGTCTTCATCAAGTACTACTTAAATACGAAGATCAAATTGTTAAAAAAGAGGTAATTGGATCCCCGTATATGGATATGATTGACTCGTACTTAGCAGTTCTTAAAATATACACGTCACTAAAAGAATCATAACCAAATGTCAAAAGCTAGAGAAAGTAAGTACTACATCAACAACCGGGATTTTACAAATGAAATAATTAGGTGTAAACACGGTCTACTAAACGAAGAGACTGGATACCAGCACACAGCTGGTGAATTATCCCCAATTGCAATTAACTATTTTATAATCCTGGCAAATAGAGCGATCCTAAAACTTAGGTTCAGTAATCCACTTGATAAAGAAGACTGTATTCAGTCAGCTCTATTGGACCTGTTGCGATATTGGAGAAACTTTAATGAGGAAAAATCAAATAATGCATTTGCATACTTTACTCAGATCTCTAAAAACGGGTATGCTAAAGAGTACAAGAAAATCTATAAGCACATAGGCAAGGGTGAAAAAGTAGAATTTGTTTCGTTAAGCCACTCAGGCGAGAGCGAGATCTTTACTATTTAATTCCAGTTGTCTGGCTTAATAAATAAAGGTAAAGAGCTAGCATTAGCGTATGAATATTAATAATCTCTTATTTTTTGATAAAAATGGTGAATCGTACAACTTTTCACAGAACTCGGATGGAGTATGGGAAGGTGCTGACTATTTTCTTCCTATTTCAACTGCTCTATACGATGTATCTAACCTTTTTATTCTAGAAAGTACAAATAGCGGTTACCGGTTCCCAGTTATGGAGCCAGGTTCAAAGATTATTGCAAAATGGATAACTTCTGAAAATTCCGATAATTTTTTCCTATTTACCGTAGCTAAAGAGGACTCACATACTGATTCTACCACGTATATCACAAGACAAACTGGTATTACTATTGACTATGAGGATCTTTTGCCATCAGGTACCACAAATCTTGACTTAACTTACCCTCTTCAATTAAATGTGAGTTTTTCTCCAGCTGAAGAGGTATCATACAATCGAACTCTTGAACTTTATTACGAAACTTCATCAACTACCACAAAAATCGCATCCATTTATTTTTATGGAGAAGGCGAGGACGAAGACGAGCGTTTCCGAATTTGGTTAACTAACTTTGGTATTAAATTTAACAGAGAGGATGCCCTTCTACTTAAAGATTATGACTTAAAAGAAGGTCTTCCTGACTGGAAGCAAATTAACCAAGCCCGAAAAGAGATTCTAGTAAATAGAGATCAAATTTACCCGTATGTTGGAACTTACAAAGGATTAATTAACTTAATTGACATTTTGGGCTATCGTGACGTACTGCGAGTAAAGGAGTATTGGAAAGATGCTGATACAAACTCACCGTATTACAATAAGTTTGCAATGGTTGATGTTACTGACCTAATGACAGCTGGTTCAATTGACTCAATTAACCTAGTTGACCTAAATGGCCAAATTAAAAAAGGCGGCAAGTTTAAAAAGACTGAATTCCTAGCTTTAGCTTACGAATTTTCCGTAGCTAGTGATAATTATGATGATGATGGTGTTCCAGAAGTTGAATTTACCACAGATTTTGAAGTAGATGAAATTTTCTATAAATTAAATCGCCTTTCAACTAAATTAAAAACAGAAATACTTCCAGTAAATGTTGTAATTAAGGACATTATTGGAGAATTCATATATTTTGACAAATTTAATCTTCGTAATTGGTCAGATGTTACCTACATCAACTCATTAGAAATAAACGACGACTATAATTTAGTAATAAATCAGCCGGTTACAACTTCTCAGTTATTACAGATTAGAGATATTAAAACCCTGTATCATAAAACAAACTCAACCTCTGAATTTCCAGAAATAAGTTTTAATACATCAAACATAAACCCATACGAGTTTAACCAACAGTATCCAGTAACAAGTATTCCATCTCTATTAACTGGAATTCAGGATTATTATCTAAACTTACGGAATTATGAGTTTGCGTATCACGGCCAAAGTAATCCAATGCAAAGCGTTGATGATATCGATGGAAAAGTAGGTTGCCCAGTTTCATTAGAGGCGTATATTCCCGATTTTACATTGGGAGGACTAGACGGATCTAAGTTTATTGACTTTGCAAACTCGCATTTCACAATCGGAAATATCAGATACCGTAACGGATATGAAATTGAATGGACCATTACTGGACCGCAAGGTTATAATTTTTCATGGAGAGGACTATTAGCTGATTTAGTTAAGCTTCCTCATATTTTGCCTCACATTGGGACCTACGTAATAACTTCAAATGTATATGATTTACAAGGAGGACAAAACGTAAGCCACCTAACGGTTACTGTATTGACTGAGGAGCCGGTTATTGAAGTTTTTGCTAAGATTCAAGATAAAAATTCATATAGATTTAGAGATCTTCATAATGTAACGATAGGACAAATTCAAAACAATCCAATCTACTTACAATTCGCAAATATTGTTCAGACTGGAGAAACTTCGTCTACTTTAAGTTCTCACTATTTAGACTGGTTCACATATTCAAATAATTTTGGAGTAGGTAATCCACAAAATGAAGTTCAAATATTTACAGATGGAATAGGTTTCGAAGATATTTCAACATCTACTAACTTACTTAAATCACAGTGGGGTACTGGATCACATGCATTTGGCCAACCATCATTAGGCGATTACGAAAATGCAATGATTAAGGACTTAAAAATGAATCGAATGATTGATTTATCGTATGTTCCAGATAGACTTAATGGATTCATATTGGATTTACCTACTATGGGAGTTTTGGAATTTATTAATTTTGCGGATTGGGACGTTCATAATAGCTATGTAGTATCTTCTTATTCAACAAGTGAAGATTTAACTAACCAGTTAAATGCGTCAACTAATCCACATGTTAGCGAATATCGGTATGTTTTAGTTAACGGAAAAATTCACGCTCATGCAAAAAGACAGGATGTAACTCTACACCGAATCATTAGAGTAACTGATGACTCTGGAGAATATTACCGAATTTATACTTTCTGTTATCCATTTGGAGTTTATTCAAACGGGCTAATCGATTCAATTAATACTCAATTAGCAACAGTTTCACGTGAATTAGACGAAGACCTTTTATTCTTAGATTCTCCGTTTGACGATTGTTTAAAAAGAACTGGCGAAACTGTTACTTCAAATACAACAGCGACTATCCCAACGAGTTTTCCAACTAACATTACTTTAACTCTGGCTAGGGCGTTTACCTTTACGAATGGAGTTACAATCAAAGCTTCAAGTATATCTAATCCGAGTAGATGGATAACTGGAACAGTTATCCAAAATAGTCCAAACTCAATAGTAATCACAACCAGTTCAAGTTCAGGTTCAGCTGTATCAGTTAGCGATTGGAAGTTTGAATACGTTAAACCAGTTGACGCAAATGCATCAGATATTAATTATTGGATAAACAAGAAATTTGTAGAATTTACAAATAATCAAGTACCAGAAGTTGAAATGAGAGGGTACCTACCGTCAAACTATGACGAGAACAGCTTTAACTTCTCTAACCTAAAAATCGGATTAGACGGAATAACTATTCCACTACACCATCCAGTGTTTGCAGCAGTATCTAACATTGATTCCAAAAAGGAGTGTATTTGGACACTATCGTTATTTGGAGAAACTGTGGTTCAAATTAAAGCTAACTCTACTTTTATTTGGAGATTTTCTGAACCTGGAGACTATTTGCTTTCAGTAAAAGTAACCGATGTCAATAACAACGTATATGAATTAACTAAAGAATTTAATGCGTTTGATCCAAGAACAGTTCACGATTACCAAGATCATATAGAAAACACGTTAAATCGTAGGAAAGCCTTAATGTAAGGTTCCCTTGGGTTTGCTTAATAAATAAAAAAGACAAAAAATTCTTAAACAATGGCATTTACTAATGTATCCTTAAACACTCAAACTCTACTTGAGACTACTTTTATCTCAGACATGCGTCTAATACTTAACGCAAATGTCACTGTGGTAAAGTCAAAACTTGAGGACGTTATTAACACTCTTGAAATCGACTTAGTTAATAAGTACATCGGGGTAGACAATTACGTTAACCAAGTAAAAACAAACAATGTTATTCTAGGAAATGGAATAACTTTCATGGACTCAACCAATACAATTGGAAGTCTAACAAAAAGTGCTGGCAAGTCAATTCTATCAATTGATAAGTTAATTATTCAAGCCGGTGGAACAATCGATATGACTGGAGCAGCAAATGCAATGGCAATCACTCGATTGGGCGTAGGTATTCCATTAGCTAGTGTAACAGCAGATGGATTTTACGTAGGTAACTTAAGTACTTCTGTTAAGTCTCAGTTTTACGGAGAAGTTAGTTTTCCAGCGCAAGCAATCACCCAAAGTACGGAAGGTTCAACTAATACAGTTGTTACAACTACCGCAATTAATGTTAGTAGTACTGACTACTATTACGGAGTTCTTAAACTAAGTAAAACAAGCAAGCAATTCATCTATGTCACAATTAAATGTGCAGATAACAGCCCATCTTCAAGTAAGCCGATTATCTTATTTGTTTACGAAGACGTTGCAAGCCGCCCAGACAATGGACAAAGCTTCACTGTGATTGTTAAAGAATACATAAATTCAAGTTCAGCTACAATTGCAACAACTAACTGGGGAGACATTAAAATTCTTCCAGGATTTACTCTACTTGCAAACGGTACTCCAGGATTAATTAATTCAGGAACCCTAGTTGCACAAACTACTGCGAGTACAGCAATCGGCCAATTAGCAGCTGGAACACCAGTGCAACATATCACCACTTATAATACAAACGTGCAAGCTTCAACTACTAGTTCTAGACTATTTGGTTCTAGTGTAACTTTAACCAAGTTCGAAAATACAATGTCTGGCCTTAATTTCGTAAGTTCAAGATTCGTTATCACAAGCTCACACAACATTGAAATAACAAACTAATAACTAACTACTATGGCAGTTGCACCATTAATAAAACCAATTCAAACCCAGAAAGGAATGTTCTATTCTTTTCAAAGTGCGATTGAAGACTTAAGCTTAACATTTAACAATAATACAAATAAGTTTAAGTTTTCTAAATTCGCCCTGTTACGTATTCCAGAAATAGGTATACCAACTACTATGGAAACTGATAACAAAGTACAGTTTATTGCGCAAGGTGAAACTCCAATCATTAATAATTTATCAGTAAATGAAAATATTAACCTAGCTCAAAGTTTCCAAAATTACGCTCTAAATTTCGAGAGTTTGCTGATTTCACAATCGTCATACAATCGAGAAAAAAAGCTAAATGTTTCCGAAAGAGTTTTTTGGAAGTGGTTAAAGGAGCTTGGAGCAGTTCGTTGGAGAGACGCTAACTCAACTGAAGTTAATCAATCACTACCGGTTAGTGAAAAAAGATGGGCAGAAGACTGGTACGATCCAACTACTTCTACCTATGACCGAGTAGTTAAGTATATTGGAGAAATTGATGTAGTTAACTCAGTTCGCAGCAAAGATAATTCATACAGCGAATTGTACATTCACGTGCCAACTAATGTTGGAACTACTCCAACTGTCTTATTCAAGTCAAAGCCTGACGAGAATTACGGTCCAGGAATGGTAATCGTAAATACGCCAGGGGATCCACTTGACGCGGAATACTTAAACGGTAGACACTACACAGACACTCATCCATTTGCTGGAATGGGGTTAGAAGCGTTTTATGACTTAGATTCAAACGCGGTAACTACATATACTTCGAATATTTTAAATACTACACCGGTTGCTACCGGATTCTGGTGGGGAGCATCATCTGTCAATAATTCATATTACACTGATCAGGCTGCATACTTTGGAACACCTTACAATACTGGAAGCTCTGCTCCAAAAACTCAAAGAATCAAAAAGACCTACACTGCAGGTTTAAATACCAGAACAGTCGAGTACCTTAGATCAACCCACGACGGTATGACTATTGATTTTGACTTAACTGACTACTTAATTGCTTCTCAAAATACAACAATCAAATCATTCTCTCAACTAAATGACAGCGTTGGAAATGAGGATTTTGAATTTAATGCAATTTTAGTTTACTATGACGTATATGATCCAGCGCCAAACGCGGTAGCCGGCACCGAACCAGTTAGCGTTTCTAACTTATATGGAGTTTACTTCCTAAACCGAGTGGTTCAAAGCGGAAGTGAATTTATTATCCCAATGATCACCAAAAACAAACCGGATACTATTAATAAAACTAATGGTAACTCGTTTGCATTCAAAGTAAACCTTAAATTTGATACTTCAATTGAAGATGTTTCAGTTGAAAAATCAATTAATGACTACAATACATTTTCATTGAACTTGTTTACCGATGTATTGACTGAAATTAGACAGCTTCAAACTAAATTTAACGATAAATTAGCGGCTCTTGAGAATTTAAGAGTTAACGTCGATACCGCAAAAGACGCATTATTAAATTCAACTGCGATGTCTAGCTTAGCTAAAAGAATCGCCGTATTGGAAACAACTGTTTCTGCATCAAGTGCAGCCTTTGCCGAGTCAACTGCAATTATGGATTTAATCGGGAGCACAAATGATAGAATAGACGAGATTTTAACAGGAACAACTTCATTGCAAATATCATATAATATGGATGCATTCAAGCCAGGTTACGGAATTTCTCTTGGAAAACTTATCCCAGGTCAAATTACAATAGGATCAAACGTTCAAGGCTATTCAGATATAACCGAAGTCGACTTTAGTACAAATGCATTAGGCGTAAAAACCGTTTCATTAGGAATCTCATCAACTCAAATCCGACATCTAAAATTAAATGGATCAAGTAGCCCAATTCCATTTAATCTTTCTCAAGATTTAACGATTTACATAGATGATTCTATTAATACTTGGAAGAAGGGTCAGCTACTTAAAGTAGTATGTGACTCTCCAATTATTCCTGGGCCGTACACAATAACACTAAAAACTGATTCACAAAACATCACAAATGCACTGTCAGCAAACAGCGTACTTATAGCAACATTAACCGCTGCGGATTTTCCAACAAACTACGGAAGAACTGCTAAGCCTATTATAGAAATTGTTTGTACAAATGCTGAAACTTTAACGTTTGCGGTTGATAAAATAATAAGATAAACTAAATGGCAGACAAATCATCATTAACGGATTACTTAGCAGAACTTGGAGTTGATGTTAACAATATGCAGGAGTTTTTATTAAAACTTTCTACATCACTTTCCACAACCGCAAAAAGCGTCAATGTAAATCAAACTTTACAAGACGGTTCTACTCAAGTGTTCACAATCCCGTCATTTACCTATCTAGACAATAGAGTTTCCAACCTTGATGCTAAAATTACTGAATTACTAAGCGGCAATGCAAATCAATTAGGAGTAAAGGATGCAGATGGAAATCTTAGAACATTTGAATTAAAAGATATTTCTTCAGTAATCTCTGATCTAGAAAATGTTACTAATACTGGAGTTGCCGTACCTTCAAGTTTTAATTACAAAACTAACTGGTTTTTTGAATCATTCTTAAATCCATTATTGTATATTAATATCGACACAGCAACTTTAACAACTGATCCAGATATTAACCGTTTTGAAGTTAGGCGATTGATCATTACTTCAACATCTGCTACTGAAATTGCATATTTTGATACAAATTACAAAGGCATAAATAACCTTTCATATTCTGCAGTAATTAGCGATTTAGGGACTAGGGCTATCGATTATTTCGAAGATTCAAGCGAATTGACTCTACCGCCAGCAACAAATACAGTTAGGGGAACATTTGATATTTTAGATATTTTAGAAGATTCATCTACTGCCGTAATTGGCGGACAAACTTTAACTGAGCAGGTTCGTAAGTATCGTTTAAGCTCTTTAAAATACACAAGTTTAGCAACTAGTGGAGACGTTGAAAAAACTCTACAGGCTGGAAATATCTTAATCAGCTCAAATAATTCAGAGTATAAAATTAAGTCAGTTGACTCAAACTCAAAAACCATTATTCTGGAAAATACTTTTGGAGTTGATGGATTAGCAGTCGGCGCAGCCCAACTAAGAATGAAACCTATTTTAACTAGGTCTTCATTAGTTCAATTAAACCTAGGTTATAACGAAAGAAATATTATCTTCTTAAAACCAATAAGCGACCGACTAGCCGTCACGACTGATCAATTTTCGCAAGGATTTGGAATCTTAACCAATGAGTTACAGATTACAATGAATAACGGAAAACAAATGACGCTAACTGATTTTTACCAGACATTCGTTTCTGATTTCGGTATGTTATTCCTAAGTTATGCTAAAGAGAAAAAATTACCTTCAGCTCTAGGAGATACTCCAAATACCGTAACTATCGCTGCGGAAAATTTTAAAGTTATTCAAACTGATCAGCACATTCAAGACGCTGATAATACGTTAGGTATTAAGCAAAAAATTTCAGCAAAAGAGCAAGCCTCTTCTCAAATTAGGGAAATTGATACTCAGATTTCTGATACTAGAGCTAATTTAAACACAAACGCTTCATTAAATGAAGCACAGCGACTAAAACTACAAAAGGACTTAACTAATTTTGCGGATAAGCGATTGACTTTGACTAAAAGTCAGCAAAGTTTAATTTCAGATATTACCACCTCAATTAAATCAACTCCCAGCTTTATAACTAATCCAATGTATAGTGTTAGAGGATTTTGGGCAATACCTGAACCTAGAACTACTTTACATGGAGTTCAACAAGTAGCTCAGTTTAAAATAGCATATCGAACACTAAGTAAAACTGGAAGCACTAAACCTGCTGATCAACTTGAGTTTGTTGACGCAAGCGGAAATAAAGTTACTGGAGCATTTTCTCCATGGACAGAATTCAAATCTAAGTCTAGAGCTAAAATTTATAATTCAGCGACTGGATTCTATGAATGGGCAGATGAAAATATCTCTGATCCAAACGAAGTAAATTCAAACCAATTAGATATTCCAATTAAAAAAGGAGAAGTTCTTGAAATTAGAATAAAGAGTTTATCTGAAGCTGGATGGCCTGATTCACCAGTTGAATCCGCATGGTCTGATAGTATTTTAGTTGAATTTCCAGCAAATATCGAAACTGCCGAAGATGCAACAATTGTTTCTCAACAGGCATTTGCTGAAGAAACTAAAATATCATTTCAAGAAGAGCTTAACTCAAAGGGATTAGACATTCACTTAGGAACTTCATTTACTACTAGAGATAAGTACTACGCTCATAAATCAGAAGATATTGCAAGTGGATTCTTTGCAACTGATGGAAATATTGTTGATCTATACACTAAATTGAAATCTATATCAGATTCTCTTTCCGCTGTACAGACGGCCTTATCTACTGGTGCTGGTGCATTAACTGTAAGTATCGTTGATCAAGTAGGTAATACCAAGACTTTAACTAACGGTCAAAGCCTTGAACTATTCGCTGGATACTACAAAGATTTAATCAAAGATACTAGCGTAACTCCAGTTGCATATAACCACGGTAAAGTAGTAGCAGTTCAATACTTAATTCAACTGCAAAATACTTCACAAACTCCTCTTCAATTAATTTCAACATTAAACGGGGGAATTGGAGAAACCGCAACTCTATCTGATCCAACTGCCTACCCTACGGTAAATTATCATACTAACCTAAGATATGACACAGCTCCTATTGCAATTAACAATTCAACTACTTCAGTATTAGGATCGTTTATTCAAAAGGATGCATACCAGTCGTCTCAAGTAAAGAGCCAATTTGTTTATTCTAGATATAAAAACGTAACTCTTGCAAATACTCTGTACTCTGGAGATAATTTAGCAGTCGGCGTTACTTATTCAAATGCCGTTTCCGGAAATTATGCATATAATGGAAGAACCGTCAGTGCAGTAACTGTACCTTACGTATACGGACACTATTTACCATTTAACCCAACTCTAACCACTATTCCAGGATATGCAACTAGTGCTAATCCTAAAGTTTGGAATGGAACTCTTGATGCAAACCAAGCTCCAATCGGCGGAGGAAAACTAAGCGAATTCTGTATTCATAAAGACCACCCATACATTAAAGTAGGCGGTGCATACAATATCGCTTGGAATAATACAACATTGACTATTGCTAGACCAGCGTATTCGACTGGCGCAACTAATCAACTGTATTTACCGTTTAGCCAAGCAATTCACTCTGAGATAACTGAAGCTGAGGGAACAAACGCGTTCGGCGCACTACATTACCAACAAGCAGTGTACAGTGATGCTGCTCCAGTAAACGTTACTGCCCCAGTTACAAGTGCAAACATGAGAGAAAACCAATATCCTATAAAAAATGGATATTTAATAGAAGACGCTTACTTAATTGGTAAGTACACATGTGGTGCTTACTTATCAATTGCACCATCTTCTCATGCTAATATATCAGTAGACGGATTAAGCCCAGCAGGTTCACAAAAAATGTTGGAGTTCGGAGCAGACTCAGCAATTAAGATTCCATTAATCTTCCAATTCCGAGCATCTGATGCCCTAGGCTATGTAGGCGGATGGCGTTCAGCTGTTCCAGCTGGATTAAAAAATGTTAAGTACTCTAAGAAAATAGGAATTGATATTTACTCATTAAATTCAGTTTTCTCATTTGATGTAACTGTTAAAACACAATACGAGAAAGAAACAGCAGTAGTTACTCCAGTAAGTCAATTATCGATTAACTCAACTGGGATAAGTGCTTCTGCTTAAAATAAAAATTAAATAGTGGCGAATCCAAATTTAACATACACTCAATTAGCTGAGAGAAATGTCAGTTTTCAATTATTACGAACTAACCCTAAATTAACAACTAATTTAAAGTTAACCGTTGATTCAGTTGGAGATCTGTGGTTTAATTCAATTGACGCTAACGAAAAATTAGCGAATCAAAAATACAAACGATTCTCAATAAATGAGAATTCAAGCCATGAAGTTAATTTATATAAGTTCTATGATAATGGAAAAACTCCATCCACTATTGCCTATGAAGTTGGTTCAACTATTGGGAAAACCGCGACAGCTAAAGATCTAAAAGATCAATATGACTTTGACTTGTATACAAGTGGCGCGAAGTACTTATCAAGTAGACAATACTCTGAGAAATTTACTTACTTAGCTCCATTATACGTAGACCAAATCATTCCGACTAAATTCGTAATATTTAAAGTTCCTGGGCCTTCTAACTATACAGCTGGCCAAGGAAAGGACCTAGACGGTATTGTTAAACCTGAGGATTTCGCAACTGACTTATTTAAAAATGCGACCGTCGTTAAAGTATTTGACATGGGGCCTACTTCCAAGATAGGAAAATACTTGGAAAACATAAAGAAGAATCCAATGTTTACAAAAAATCCACTTTATGTTAATTATAAAGCGGACGGGTTTTCGATATACCGAGGTCCTTCTATTAAAACTGGAACATACGTTGAACTTCCTGAGCAATTAAGTACGGTCTTAACTAGAGCTCTTCCATTATTAAAAGTTGAGCAATTTATAACTCAAGGATTTGAGAGAAATAATATAGTTCACCCTAGTATTTTAAATCTGGAATTTTTATTTAATGACGATACGTCTAACCCTTACGAATTTAATAGGTATTTTGGATTCTATTGCAACGATATTGATTTAGAAACATTTGATATTGACTTAACTGCAATGTTTAATTCAAAAATCACAGCATCAGATTCAATAGACATATCAACTGCTCTTGCTAGTTCAGAAATAGGTGGAGGCACAGTTAAAACAATAACAGTTGATCCAGCTACCGATAAAATGTATATTGGTGGAACATTCACTAGTTATAATGGATATCCAGCAAATGGAATAATCCGTCTTAACTCAACTGGCGAAATTGACTTTTCATTTCATTACGGAAGTGGTTTTTCCCCAGCTAAAGTTGAATCAATTGAACTTGATAAATTTGGAAAAGTATACGTTGGTGGAGAAATGCTATCGTATAATGGAACACCAATTAGCAATTTTATAAAATTAAATACAGACGGTTCAATCGAATCGACTGATTTTTCATTTGACTCAACTGTACGTACAATCCACATAACTCCATCACAGGACATTTACGTTGGAGGTACTTTTACCGAATACACAAATAGTGGAGATGTATTACCATCAGTTGGACTAGTTAAAATTAATTTAGACGGAGTCGCTGACTCGTCGTTTGATGTCGGCTCTACTGGATTTAGTGGAGGCGCCGGACTAGTTAAGAAACTAATAGTAAATTCCTCGAATAAAGTTATTGTAATTGGGGATTTTACTAGCTACAAAGGAACCACCGCAAACGGCATTGTTCAGTTAACGAACACCGCCACTATCGATTCAACTTTTGTATATGGAACTGGTTTCAATAATGTCTCTACTGTAAATGATATTGTGTTAGACGAAGTAGGCGAAGTTTATGTAGCCGGTGGATTCACCAGTTATAATTCAAATACAGTTAATCGATTAATTAAATTAACTGAGGCTGGTGCAATCGATCTAGCATTTAATTATCAAACTGGAGCAAATGGCACCATTTCTAAAATATCACTAGACTTAAATGGAAATTTTTACATAGGTGGAGCATTCACGTCATATAAAGGAGTTCCAGCTAGAGGAATTGCTAGAATATTTAAAAATGGAGAACTTGATTTTTCATTTAATACTTCAACCGGCCTTAGTCCTCAATCCGTTACTGATATAGTGGTTCATGATGAATCTCATATTTATGTAGCTGGAGGATTTACTAAATTTCAGGAAGTTACAACTGGAGGACTGCTTAATTTAGCAAATGTTGGAATCGATAATGATCAGTTGATACCAATCAACTATAAACAAACAGATGACATATCATTTTTATTAACTAATCCAACTGGGGTTAAACTAAGAGGTATGAATCTTACGCAAGACTTATCTGATCTAACTAATAACCGTACATCAAAAGACACATTATTCTTTCCATACTTAAAAACAAAAGACGGAGATATTCACTTAATAAATTCAGAAGATTGGAATCAATCTGGTAGTATTGTTGACTTTAAAATAGACAATACTTCATTTGATTTAGGTTTAACATTTGGCCCAAAAGAATTAGTTACTCAAGAGATTGCAGAGATTTCAACGAAAGACTCTAAATCAACTATATCAATTGAAATTATTTCAAAGCCAAACCACTTAGATAAAATTCGAATCTACCACCCAAGTGGATCAGTTATTGATTCACTAGACCTAAATGGAAAATACGATGAGCTTGTATTTACTCGAAATTATTTACCTATTACTACACCGTATACTTTAGCCTATTCAGCAGGGATATCAACTATCTACGTTAATGGCGACCGTGATCTCGATCAAATCGCACAATCAATATCCGATATCTCAGATATTCTAAATAATACATCAATTAGTGGAGTAACTTTAAACACTACATCGTTTCTACAAACAAATCGATTCGGAGATGCATACGGTGAATTAAAAGTTAAAGTTCTTCCAGTTTCAAGTAGTTACAATTTTGTCAAATTAAATAATTCAGTAACTACTGATATTGTTTACGCAGATGGTGGATTTTTAAATAAATCCCATGCAATAATTGATATTGGAAATATTTCCAAGTTAACTCAATTACTAGATACTCTAGTAATTAAAACTGATCAAAACTGGTCAAGCATTAGTCGATTATGCAACGCCTCTGACTTAATTACTAATGGGTTATCTAGTGATGCTAAGCTATCAGCAATTTCTAATTTTAACACAAAGGCAACCATTCAGTTAACTGACGACGAGACAGTTAATGTCAAATACGGAAAAATTGAAATTCGTAAATTATTTAGACCAACCGTAGGAGTTCTTTCCATATTTGAGACAATGGATTTTAATTTCTCAACTTATTCTAGTGACTATTCTAGAAATTTACTAATTGACTTATATAAAGATTTTTACATTCCAGCTGGAGCAAAGGTCCTTGACTTTACTAAGTATACGTATAAAGCAATAGGTACCGGTGCAATTTCAATAAACGGAACAATCTACGATTCTACTGATATTGCAGCAAGTGGCGAACGTAATTTAATATGGCAAAATACTGATTTAATTTCATACTTTGAAAATATAGACGGCGACGTTATCCTAATATATGGAAATAAATTGCCGCTAACTACGCTTGACCCAGGAGATTCAGCCTTTAGTAATCGTCTCGATATTCCTTACTTTGACGAGACCGAGGACGCATTTGACTATATAGGCCCATTCAGCTTAAAAGCGGATCATACGTCAGCCTCTACGAGTTTAGCTACATATCCGTATCGTGAAAAGTTTTTGTCTGGCAGTTTATCTAGTGAGTATCATGCAAACTTGGAAAATTTCATTTCTGATTTTGCAACAGATGGTCGGGTAATTCCATACATTGCTAAATGGGGAATTGCAGACTCTAGTGATAGTCGAGATAATCCATACCGACTAAACTCAGACTTGTTATTTGGAAAAGACAATTTTGGGCCATCTCATAGAGAGACTTCTCCTACCCCTGAGAAAATGACACATGAGTGGTTTTATATAGAGTCGGACTTTGGATACTCAGATGATATTAAATCAATTAGAAATAATTATTCGTATTTTAATGAAAACTTAAATATAAACTCACTAATTTCTGATTCTAATTACTTTGAGCAATATTTTACGTATGTGCCGGTTATTAATTCAATTCAAATAGCTAGACCTCAGTATAGATATTCGATTCTTAATAAAAATCAGTTTAATAAACAGTATGAGACTCTTTTTAAAGGGGCAATGTTTAGATTTTATGAGTTAGCTCAAAACGGCTCAGCTGTTTCAGATACTCTACGATTTGAAGATTATAAGTTTAGCGTAATATTAAAACCGGTTAAGGAAGATCCTACTATTAATAGACAACCTGTTAAATATCGAGTAATTGAGAACACTAATTCAAAATCGATTACTGTGGTTATTGAATTAGTATTGGGACATAAAGAGCTATTACCTGAAACTATTTTATCTAGTAATTGGTCAGCTGGTACAAACGACCAAGTAACGCAAGCTAATCTATTCACCGGTTCAGTTATGTCTTCTCCGGTAAATTACCAAATTGACCAAGAAATTACAGCAGCGTCATTGCTTGAGTACAATAACCTAATTTCCGGAAGTTCTGCCATCTCAGCAAGTCCAGGCGACACAATACAAGTCGTATATGGAAATAAGTCAACGATATTAGCAACATTAGGGTCTCCAGTATACGAGGCTGTTAGTAATTCACTAATTTCTACTGGTGATAAATTAGGAACTCGAATTTATGCAAAAGTCGATCAGTCTACGCCAATTATATTAACAAGTGGAGTATACTCAGGCGTTAGAATCCAGGGAGTATTCGAAGATGCATGGGTAAACCAAGTTTCCGGAATAGTAGGTACGATTATTGCAGACGATGATCCAATCGGGGCAACGGTTACTCATTTTGCATTATCAAGCACCTCAGCTACTCCAGCTCAATCTGTAACTGGATATTTCCAGTTTAATGATGGTGGTGGTATTAACCAAACAGAAATACTTGACGAATTATTATCAACTAATACTCGATTTAGTTTAATTTATAGCGATATTTCAAGTATCGTATACAATGAAGCTGTGTACGAGGTAGATCCATCCACACTTTCATCAAGTAATGGAGTATACGATTTTGACGTAACGTACATAAGCGGATCGTTAGGATCAGCGTCGTATGACGAACCTATATTATTTAGAGCCGACTGGTCAGTGCCAACTCAAAACAGCACTTTCTCAGTGTATCATAAAGTATCTTACATGGATTCTCTTTTTGGAGACTATCGAATATCCTTTAACTCAAACAGCGTTTCTAATTTAACTCACTCATTCCTTTACTATGCAAAGGATAAAAAGTATAACACTAAAGCTACTGCATATTCCACCATTAAACTGTCTAGGGGAGTTAATTTATCCGCGAGCGGCCTTAACTTAAATCCATCAACTCTAGTTATCGAGTCAATACGCACATCATTACTTCCAGGCTTAGAAAGTTATGACGCATTAGCTGATTCTGAAATAAATCGAATTAGTAATGATTTTGCACCTCTTTATATAATTAAAGCGGGTGAAAAAAGCGTGCTTCTTAAACTTGCAGCCGGTGTATCCGTAACGACCGCAGCACTAGGCAATTCAGCCTTAACGATTGATGGAGTAGATGGTGCTCTACAAGATGTCGTTAATATCACCAATATCAGCGGACAACCATACACAATCATTCCACTCCCAACTGGGCTTGGCGATTTAGTACAATACGTATATTCAGCAAACCCAGTGCCAAATAACACAACTTCATATTGGATAGAAGACATTAATCAATTCCAAATATTCGGTGGAGTAAAATATTTTGAAAAAGTATTTGAAAATTTATCATTCGCTAAATTTTTAAACTTAACTGAAAAGAGTCAAGGCGTTATTAGTTGGGAGTCGTATACTGATGGAATATTAACTCCATACAAAACAATGGCGATTGAAATTGTACAAGCTGACCAAATTAATAAATCGACAATTGTAAAACTTGACCAAGTTGAAGTTAACTCAGGTCAAATTAATGGAGTGGCTGGATTCGCTTATTCAGAAGTCCCATCTCAAGAGTATTCTGTCAACCGATATTCTTCCGAATATGAAGTATTGACAAAACCTGTAGCTGGATTCAAATATGAATTTTCAATAAATGATAATATTTTACATGGAGCAAATGTTTGCCTAAATCCATACGTCGATAATTTCTTTATTATAAAGGACTATGAATTTGTGAAATACTCAAAATCTTCAATTCTTGATCTTGAAAACAGTCAAAAATACTCATCCGTTTATCCATATATCGGAGAGACTCCGATTAGTCGAACTGACTTTAATATGTTATCTTCGAGTTGGGATTACGGATATCATTTCGAATACTCTAATAAAACAGATTACGTAAAGGTTCCAGGAACACGTCGAGTTACTGAAGATTATTCATTTATTTCCAAGTTATTAAATGTTCCTATGCAATTCATAATGGAAGACTTTACTTCAATTGAATTAAACAATACTGACTTTTTAGCATCGTCCGCTACTCAAGCAAATATTGTGTATTCTCAATTTGCAACTGAGATTAAATTCAAATTAAATATACCAGATTTAATAACTAAGCACTTATCAAATAACGGACTTCGTGACCAATTTTTAAAGTTCTTTAAATATTCAAACGGTTCTCAAATTACAACAGACCCAGTATTCCTAGATCAGCTTACATTTGAAGAATACTTATCTCAATATTGCTCAACTAACTTAACAAAATTATATCAAGTAGAAGCATTTGAATTTTATGAATTAGATGATAGAACGATCAATAATAACTTAGTTTCATTCGAATCGGTTGAGTATGATTTACTCGGAGACTTAGGTTACGACTTAATTCGATCAGTCCGAATAAATAATACCAAATCTAATGTAATTGAAGGATCGATTTTGATAAAACCGAATACTGGAGTTAAATTAGTTCCAAAAATAAAAATTAAGTTCATTTAATGGCAGTCATTATAAATCTAAGGGAAGTATCCGCACTTGATAGTCAATCTGACTTATCTAGTAAATTAAATTTCAACTTTAACCAGCTAATCGCATTAGGGATTGGCCAAACTGGTCCTACTGGACCTGCTGGTTTAACTGGAGCAGCCGGTCCAATTGGGCCAATTGGACTTACTGGACCGCAGGGCTCAGTAACTTATGGGTTATCTGCTGCGATTGCACCAGTAACTGCACCGACTGGCGGATCCTATCCGTCTGCTATGGTTTTGGGCGATATTTTAATAACAGCCGACACTATATTAAAGAAAGTATCCGGTGGAAACGGTTGGTTAGAATTAGCGAATTTTAATACTCTTGTACAAACTGCCCTAAGTTCAAATATTTCGCCATTTGTAAGATTAACTCCTACCTCTAGAATACTGAAAGCTAGAGTATCGTCTGGGTCTGATTTAACAAATAGTGCAACATCAACTGATCCAAGTTATGCAACTCCTGGAGCAGGAGTTAACTATCAAACTGTTCTTTATAACTTTAATGAGTTAAACTCTAAATCTGTAATATTCGATGGATCAAATATCGTAATTAGTGCAAACTCGTCAACCGCTAAGACCTTTGCTCCAGCAACCGCGGTTAATACGTCAACTGAAGAAATTACATTTACGTCAAATCACGGATTAGTGGATGGCCAATTTGTTACATACTCAGCGGAAGGTGGAACTGCAATAGGCGGACTTTCTAATTTCAATGGATATTTTGTTCTTAAGATTAGCGATACAGTTATTCAATTATGTGAAACTGCCGCTGATGTTACTAACACAAATCCAATAAATTTAACTTCTACTGGTTCAGGAACCTCTCCGCATAAATTAATAACGTACCCTTCTTCTACTGAGAAGATGTTTCCAGCTACTTCAAACCTATCATTATACTCTTATTTTAATGGAACCGCAACTGAGGCTAAGGAATTTGCAACAACAAGTAAAGGATACCGACATCAATTAGAATTAGGATCAATTGATGCCCTTTCCACTTCATATACTTCAGGCTCAGCTGGCGAATCTTACGTAATTAGTCCAAGTTTTGAAAATCTACGAATGCGTAAATATCGATTATCGTACGGAACTTCTTTTGGTAATGAAGCTAATCCTGGAACCTATTTTCTAAGAGCGGAATACGACTTATCTTCGAGCGGAATAACTGCTTCGCCTGAGTCATTTGCTCCAAGAAGAAGTAGTGAGCAAATTTGGAAAATTAACCGAGCTGAGGCTCTTCAAGCTGACGGTCGTTCAATTGAAATGAAGTTTACGAACTATCGAATCTTAACGGACACTGAGTCAGCCAGTACAATTTCAATCGATGGATTATTTTTTAAGAGAAACGCAAGTTTTGGTGGCGGATCAGCTGCTGCCTATTGGGGAGCAGGTTTTAACTCAGCCAACAATAATATTACCTTTAAAATAGGGAGTACCAGTTCAGTATTTGAGTTTAGAAACCCCATTCAAGTCATTAGCTCAACCGGCGCAGTTACTACATACGGAGGTACTGGAATAACTGGCGTTCCTACTAGCGGCAACTCATTTACGATTGCGGCGCCGGTTACAGACTTAGCAATATTAACAGTAGACGCCACTAAAGAGCTACGTCTTAATAATGCAATTAAGATCAAAGGTGATCGTCTTAATCAAGGAATCCCTTTTCCAGCTACACAAATTCCATCAGCGGATGCAAATACGCTAGATGATTACGAGGAGGGTACCGTTACTAATGCTCTATTCTTAGGACGATATGAAACTCTTAGTGGTGGTAAACTCATACTTCCAACCAATTATCATTCATACGCGACGGCTAACTCATTTTCAGGCTTTCAGCTGTCTCAGTCATTCACATACACTAAAATAGGTAGACGCGTTCATTTTAATTCAATTTATACACTAGACCTCAACTCTTGGCCAGCTGACGACATGACATCAGGTTCAGGCTACTATACATACACTGGGTTAGGGCTTTCATTACCATTTTCAGCAAGTGCACACGGTCATCTAAATGCACAAGTGACCGTTACTGATATAACTACTTTACCGGATCCTCAGCCTGACTATACTGGAATCTCGTATATACAAACATACTCTAATTATTTAGGAAGCCTTATTTCTAATGGTGATGCCGCGAGAGGATGGATTTATCTGCAGTCACAACACGCTTTTCCAGCAAATGAAGGCTCAACTGTTACTAATCGACTAAGCCAATTTTCGCTATTTAACCGAGCTGCTCGCGCTCCGCTAAACACCTCAAACGGAGAATATGGAGGTAACGTAACTATTCGAATCTCTGGATCGTATGACGCGACCGCTTAAACCTTAAGCTTAAACGGAATAGCTTTCTTTTTATCAAGCATACGTTCATAGTCCAGTAATACATTAGCATCAAATCCATGGCTAAGGTTCATTATCTTATTTAGTAAAATAATGTCCTTAGTCAGACAAATTCCATCCGATATTACAACTTGGTCCGTGCCAGATACAACAATAACGTTTTTATCCGGTTGAAAATCAGTGAGAGTCGGCATCTCAACCAGAAGCCTATCCTTGAACTCATTATTCTTTAATCCCGGAAGATGCAATACAGCCTTTCGGCTAATTGAGTAGCCTAACGGTCTATTGCTTTTAGTATTTAGTTTAAAAATCTCGTACCGGTCAAGCTTTTCTGATTTACATACAATATAGATCACAGCCTGTTTATGTAGAGCAGTATTAGTCAAATGAAAGTTTAGGTGCTCCAATACAGGAATCTGTTTTCTTAAGTAAACCGTCATTACCTCAGATAGAATAGCTGACGCCATTCGAACGATTTCCTTACCATTAGAGTCATTCGATTGGGCCAATTGAGATACTATAACCATTAAGTTTTGATGTGCCCTAACTGCGTTTAAATGTGAATCGTAGACCTTCTTATCAGCTATAATAGTATTGATATTTAGGTAGTGAAATGCAATTTCGTAAAAGTTAGAGAAATCAGTCTCAAGCTGATTGAGATACTTTTGTTTTGCGTCCATTAGAATGTACGTGTAGTATTCCAGATCGACAAAATTCGCTTGGCATAGCCACATAGGGTCTAGGACAAGCTTCGGGTTCAAAGGCTTCATGTGTAACCCCGATTTTCTTATTATTTATTTTAGTCTAAAACCGTAATACTCTGCGATAAATAACAAAAAGACAAAATTAATGCAAGTAGTCACCTACAAGATAATTCCGGAACCTGATAAGAACTCGGTTGCGTACAGTAAAAATTATAGAATATTTTCTACTGGCGAACCTTTACCTGGGGCTGTGAAAATCGTGGGATTCGATGAATCGCTTGAGCTTGGAACAGCGGTCTCTACTAATATTAATCGTAAATTTAGATATTCGTTAAACCGTGGAAACTGGTCACTTTGGTATTCCTTTAGCCCAGACGATCTTTCTGAAATTAACGTGCTAGACTTTGCAAATAGCGACGTCTTCTTTGAGGTCAAGTACGAATACGATAACGGAATTAATTACGATGCGCTTACCTCTCCATTAATCGTTAACAATATTAAATTTAGAGTTCAAAGCACTCACATTGATGTAACTCTATACACACCGACCGTTTACTGTTCAGCTGAACGCTGTCCAGCTCTAATCGCTGAGAGAGAAGCTTCATTTAAACCTTATGAAGTTGGAAGTGCGATCGGAATCTCTAAGGAATTGAGCCTACAAACAAATAAATTGTTTGGCCATGAAGTAGTTTACTTTAAAACTGAGCCGGATAGAGATGGCGGAGATTTTATATTTAAAGAGTGGACTCTATTTAAAACACTGGATCGAAAATGTGTTAAAGTAGTAGTTCCAAATAATGTATTCCCAGATAATAAACCTAACTTTACTGAGTTTGGTGTAGATTTTGAAATACCATTTGAGATTCATATCGATAATATCTACTTTCAGTCTATTTTTGGACCAAACACACAACCTCGTAAAAGAGATTACATGTACTTTCCATTAACCAATCGAATGTACGAAATTCAAGGATCTTATCTGTTTAGAGGATTCATGATGGAGCCTCTTTACTGGAAAATTCAATTAACTAAATTTCATCCAAATATCGATATGCTAATGAAAGAGCCTGATCGAATATTCCTTGACAATATTATTATGACAAGCGATGAACTATTCGGTGTACAAGCTGAAGTTCAGACAAATGATGCTCTGGATAAACAACAGTTTAAAACGATTTCGCACAAATTCGATGAGACTCGTAGATCACTACACCCAGATCTTGATAATAAAATTTTGGATAAAACTTTTAACTATGCTCCATTAATCGAGTACTATTACGATATGAGTGCAGTTAAACCAGTCTTGCAAAATTACATAACTACTACCTCAAACACAAAGGAAGATCAGTACCTAAAAACTACTGCAAAACCTTACGAAATTTGGGCATACGAAAGCAGTTCAATTTACAGTGCATGGCTGAATAACCAATTAAATACTGGAGACAGTTACCTAGATTCTACTGGTAAATTAGTCTCAGTTAAAATGAATGGGCCCAAAGATTCTTTCCTTGATCACTTAGGCAAATATGTGGTAGTTGAAGGTTATCGAGACCTGAGCCTAACCTCTAGATTTCAAGATTTAACCCAAAGTTTTGTTGGCAAATTTCAATTCAAGCAATCCGAGCATGCAGTTGTCTATAAAGCAGTTGCCTCAACTGAAGTTACTCCAAATATGACATTTAGCGCGCTAGTTAAATTCAATGCAGGATCACAGACCATCCGAATATTTGATGGATATGATAACATCAATAGTAAAGGCTTAGTCATCTCCTGTGGAATAACTGACGTTTCTGGATTACCTAGCGTAACGATTCACGTAAGAATTAATAGCAGTCAATACTCATTTACTGTTGGCGAATTGTTATACGATGAATGGTATTCAATAATCGTTCCAGTATCCGCTCAATACGGCCAGCTTGAAGTTAACGTATATGAATTTAATCAGGACCCAGCGAATATTAAAAACTACAATCGACTTGACTTAGTATTTAACGGCTCAGCTAAACCTGGAACATTTAGCTTTGTAACTACTCAAAATTGGGCTCTACCTTCTGCTAATTATTCAATTGCAAATGTTAGACTATTTAATACAATGGTTCAGTCAGAGGATCACGAATTTATAGTGAGTCAGCTATTCGTTAGAGACGAATCTACTCTAGCTATAATTGATAATGCTCGACCTCGACTAAATGTACCATTCATTGCAATAAACAAATAACAATTATGTATAAAGATCTAAATCAACAACGTCTTTTTGACAACGTAAATATTGGATTCGAATTTGAATTCTTTTCTCCAATCGGTAGGGCTGAGCTTGCTGAAAAATTGGAAGTATTACTTGGCAAAAAAGTAATCAGCACAAACGAATACAATTCAGATATTGCCGTAAGTTACTCAGAATTCAAATTAGAGCCAGATTTTTCAGGCGGATTTAAAATGAATGAGCTTATTACTGGAGTAATGCCATATAATGAAGCAATTCACGTTATGTATAAAGTTATGAATTTTATCGATGAAAATGGATTCACGACCGAACGTACTGGACTGCATATTAATATGTCACTAAATGAATTTGATCTTGGTTTAAGAGAGCGTCTTCAGAATCTAAATGTTTTTAAGTACATTCTTGGACTAAATGAGGAGAAAATCTTTGACATGTGGCCTTCTGCTAAATCTAGAATTCAAAAGATTTACAAGAATCCAGTAACAAATATTTACCCTAAAAATAAGTTCCTAGCTGAGACGTCAATCGCCTATTCAAAACCCAGCAGTCCACTTGAATTTAATTACCCTCAATCTAAATACTTTGGAATTAATTTCGATAAGTTAAAAGACGGTTACGTTGAAGTTAGATACGCAGGTGGAGCCGACTATCAAAATAAGAGATCTAGTGCAACTAACTTAGTTAACTACATAGCCGAGTCTCTGTACAACACGCTTCAATCTAATTACCAATACTCAATTGATGAACAGAAAAAAGTTCACGATGTTTTGAAAAAACAAAGAGATAACACTCTTGCTCTAAAGTCATACGAAAATTTCACTAAGAATTTTCCAAATATCGATCTTTACGTTGACTTAAAAGATGACCCTCGTATTCTTGAAGCAAATTACCTAAAGGTTAGAGATAGCCTATTTGACTTAATTACTTTTGGCCAAATGACTAAAGGTTCTATTAACTATGATACTGATACGGAGAGAGTTCAATTAAAAGATTCTTCGTTAAAGGAAGGATTTGGAATTAAAGGGCTTGACTTGATAAATTGCTCAATTGAGGCAGAGATTACAGACTGTATGCTTTATGGCTGCAAAGTAAGATCATCACATATAACCGAATGTCGAATCCTAACCGGAAACGATATCCGATACTGTCACCTAGACGAGTGTATGTTTGAAAAAGGTAGCGTTAATCGAATAGACCTTAGTTATATCAAAAGTTCTCCAGAAAGTGTCATCTATGCTAATCTAAATGAGTGTATCGTTAGATCAGGTATTATTGCACTAGATGCAGAAGTTGATAGTAAAACAGAAGTTCTTTCAGGTACAGCAAAAGGCAGTAAAAATCCAATAAAATAACGATTCTTCTTTCAAGTTAATAAATAACTAAAAAGTTAGATACTTTAAATAACGATGTCAATTCAATTAAAAATTTCAAGTGTAAAATCAATTAACGGTGCTAGCTTAACTAGCGTTGTTGATTTGGCTAATTTTAATTTTAGCACAATAAAGTCAGCAATAACTGAGTTTCTATCAGCCGTTAACTTCGATCAAACTGGTGGAGTTTCAGTTGACATTGAAGGAATTTCAGCAAACACAATCATCGTTAGGCAAGGTCTAACTGTATACGGTGCACAGCAACAAAATGGGTCGTATCCTGAAGTAATAAAACTCTACCCAACTGGCGCAATCACCGGTAAAAATGCGGTAATGGAAGATGTAGTTGAAGGTAAAAGGCTTCGACTTAAAGTATACGGAGCAATTCCGCCAACTGGAGTTCCAGGAGAAGTAATCTACATTACTCAACAGGGCGGCCGAATTGAAGGATTTTATGGATATTTAGTATCAACTGGCTGGACGCTACTCAGCGGAGGCGGTGCAGGTTCTTGTAGAGCGGCTGTAACCAGATCGGTAACGCCAAATGTAATTACTGGAGACTCTGCTTTAGTTTCACCAGGATTACTTCCGATGCCCGCGCCGATCACGACTAGTGAGTACTTATTGTTCATTAACGGCCAACAAATAATCATAGGAGATGGCACCAAAGTAGCGCCAGCGTACTTTAGTAAAGACAATGGGACTACTGCAAGTAATTACGGGGCAGTTGATTCAACTGATGAACTTTATTGGAACACTTCTGTTGCTGGATATGGACTAGACGGTGGCGATTTTGTAACTCTAATTTACACATCAGCTGATCCTTATTGCGGAGCAGCTGGCGTTTTATGTACGACCGAAATTGTGCAAGCTGGTCAAAGTTCAACGAATCACCCACAGGTTGGAGTATCGGTTGTGTTAGATACAAACGCTACAGAATCTGCGCCAATCACAGTATGTTCTGTACCAGCGCCGACTCTATCTCCATCTGGTATTTTACCGGCAGGTTATTACTTAAATAATGCAGCAATGGCATTTGATATTTCAACTCCATTAACTATTGGAGCTCTTCTTGAATTTACTCTACCTCAAGCAATGACTGAGCCGGTATTTGACACAGTTCGAATATTCCATAATGTAAATGGAGTCTATGTTGATGAAACTGTCTTAACTGGACCGTATGCTCCTGACTATGCAACTAGAAAAATATGGGCGCAAGTAACCTCATTTAGTCCTTTTTACGCTATTCCTTTTCAGGCTACTCCAACTACAACAACTACAACGGTTTCGCCTACCTTGACTACTACGATCGCACCAACAAGTACAACAACGACTTGTGCTCCAGGCTCAATTAATTACTCAGTTGCTGAAAACTTAAATGCAACAGTCATATCATTTATAGGAACTCCAACTGGTCCGTATTCAGTAGTCTTTGCGTCAGCAGGTGGACCTACCTACAATCTGACTGAATTGCATGGAGTTAACATAAGTCTTTCATGGATATTTAACAGAACTGATTCTGAGTACTTATCTTCAAATATTAATACCGTATATGGTACGTACACGTTTACCAATGCGGCAGGCTGCCAATACGTAGTTAACGTTGAGTTTGGTGCAGTTACCACAACAACTACCACCGCTGCTCCAACCACTACGACGACAATTGCGCCGACTACTACGACGATTGCACCGACTACCACTACAACAATCGCTCCGACTACTACTACGACAATTGAGCCGACTACTACTACGACAATTGAGCCGACTACCACTACAACAATCGCTCCGACTACTACAACGACGATTGCTCCGACTACTACAACGACGACGATTGATCCATGTAGCGAATTCACAGTTACTCCATCCCAGACTGGCGAAAGTCAATATACTTTTCAAGTTACTGGGCCTGGAGGATTACTTTATACGATCCAGCAATTTGCCGATATTATTTACACAGGTACAACTAGAATTCCGGCTGAAAATTTAGCGCTAATCGATGGACCTCTCAAAGTAACAATTAACTCGACATGTACATTCTGTTATGAATTTGATGCAGGTGCTCAAACTTTAACTGTGATAGATTGCGGACTGTATAGCGGAATTACTACTACGACTACAACGCTAGCGGCAACGACCACAACCACTACGCTTGCTCCATCAACTACCACTACTACTACAATTGGATGCCCATCTGTATCAATTGAGTATTATCAAGACCGTGAGGCTAAGACTATATCGTTTGTTTTATCAACAACTGAGTATTCAGTAATTCAAATATTTGATAATATAAACGCGCCTATTTCAGAAGGTATGTATACTGTAACAATCGACGGATCTGATACTATAATCGAAGGTATATTTACAATCGACCCAATTGGTAAGTGGAAAATCATATTAGATGAGTGTCTGTATGAAGTTAACGTAACTGAATATCTAACTACAACTACTACCATTAGAGGATAAACCTTAAGCCAATTAGTAGTATAAATTAGTATGCTAACTAAGAAGACTATATTTATGTCCGCTCAGCCGGACCACCCGTATTTTCATTGGCAAGTTGAGGTAGTAATTCATAATTTTATGAAGAGCGGAATAAACCCTAACTGGATAGATATTCTATTTGCCTATGATAATGAACCTTCGCCTGAAGGTAGAGCTCTTGCTTCCAAATATCCAATGGTAAGATTCTTTTTCTATAAAAAGAGAATAACTGAAAATTATGGATACATTCCGATCCTAAGACCTGATATTCTAGAACAGCACTTTAGAGCTCATCCGGAACTTCGTGGAGAAACTGTCTTTTACCATGATTCTGATATTATTTTTAGAGAACTTCCTAACTTTGATGCCCTACATGGAGATCTTTATTGGTACGTAAGCGACACAATTTCATACATTGGTGCGAAGTACATTAAGAGCAAATCAGAAGATATTTTCACAGATCTATGCAGTCTTTCAGGAATTCCACCGGAATTAGTGGAAGCAAATGAGGCTGGCTCAGGCGGTGCTCAATACTTAATGAAAGGTGTAACTGCCGATTTCTGGAAAGAAGTAGCCGAGGACACATTGACTATTTACAAGTACATGTGTGATAGAGAGCATCAAGACCGCTCTAATTTATCTACAGAAGAAGCGGCTCAATTTAATCCAATTCAAAAGTGGTGTGCTGATATGTGGTCAGTTCTTTGGGGAGCATGGAAAATGGGAGCCCAGACGATTGTTACTCCTGAACTTGATTTTAGTTGGGGAACTTCTGATATCCATGCATACAATAAGTGCCCAATTATGCACAATGCTGGAGTAACTGATTCAACCAAAGATACGTTATTTTATAAAGCAGATTTTCGATCAAGTAGTCCATTTGATACTGATCTATCGTACGTTGATCCGGAAAGCGCATCTGGGAAATACGTTGCTGCTATTTTATATGCCAAGGAGAAACGGAAATAGATTACTTGGATCTACTAGTGATGATAAATAACTGTAGTAGAAAAATGTAAATTAAAACCGAATGTCCCACAAACTTAAAATAAAACAAGTTGATCTTAGCGGAGTATCCCAGGATAACACCAAGACTAAATTTTTAGCAATAGATAATTCGGGTAATTTATATTGGAATGATTCTCCAAATACCGGCTCAAGTGGAATTAGCGGAATTGATTTTTATGATGAAGGCGTTCTTGTCGGAAATTATTCAAAAGTTAATTTTGTTGGAATTGATATACTTGGAGCTCAGAAACCTGGAGATTCAAGTACAATAAATGTTTACGTTCCTACTCCAACATTCGCAAGTCACTTTGGCACAAACGACGGAACCTCGTCTGGATTAGTATCAGAAACTTTAGCTAGATCAACGGTTAGAATAAGCAATCCAACGACTGAAGGAACTCCATTTAAGGCTGGAACTTGGGCAGGTACAAATCAGTCAACGACAACTAGTAGCACAGTCTCATTCAGTACAGCAAATGCGGTAACTGGTCAAGGCGGAGACGCTACGGTAACCGTTGATGTATATGATGCAGATGGCACCACTATTATTTCAACATTTTCTCAGGGAGTTACTGCAGACGGGACATATTCAAGTACAGACGGTATTGACATTATTATTGCCGGTTTTGCAACTGATAGTTTAAAACAAAAAGCTGACATTACCGTAACCGTTGATATTGATCAAGTACTATCTGGCGTAGGTTTAATAGACGGCGGTAAATACAATATAGTTATTACAAACCTAACTGATTCAACTAGTGATGGTGCTCAAACTTTCACTTATACACAATCTGCAGTTTTCTTTGATACAAATGCATCTACTCCAAGCTTTGGAGCCGGTTCAACTTGTACAATCGAAGAAACTCTAGGAAATATTGTAACCAAGCATCTAAGCGGTGTTGAGTACTACACTCTAACTTCACAGTTTAGTGCACACGTTGATGCAATTAATAACCTAAACGCAAATACTCAAGGCCGTGCTCTTGGCGCAAATACTAATTTTCAATTTGTTGCACCATCGTACGGAGTTCCAACTATTGCTGAATATGCATGGTCACCAACTTCTGGTACTTTTACTGGATGGACCAATTTCTTCAACAATACAGCTGCTGAATATGATATTTTAAATTGGGCGATTAATTCTTCAAATTTTAGGTATCGAGGAGCAACTGCAGCCGCGACTGCTTCACTATTTGATCCATGGTCTTCAGGCGGAACTAAATCTTCTTCAACTCATTCAATATTAGTGGACACATATCCAACTAGTGGAAATAGCACTCAATACGTAGAGCGATTTGACGATGAGGCTTTTAGATTACAAAGCGATTACACGACTGCATGGGTTTCTACCGCAAGTCTATCAAACGGAAATGCTTGCGTTGTCGGTGGTACAATCGTTAGACCTGATCAATATTTCTTAACTGCACCAAATACTGCAACAATTCAACCCGATCTAGCTGCTTTTAAATCAGACTTAAATGGTTCAAACCCAAACTATTCTTCACTTACTGCAGCTGCATCGTACTATAGAAAATTTTATACTACACTAAGTTCGTCAAGCGTTCCAATTCCTAGTTTTTCAATGGTATTCGCTGGAACTTTCGCAGGCGGATCTGCTCTAGCTGATTTAATTAGCGGTGCTCTTACTGTAACTGTTCGTAAAATAGGAGCAACCGTTGGAGTTTTTGGACCTACTTCGTATCCATTAATCCTAAACGGTTCAGGTTATAATTTTGGAACATTTGATGATGGTGCAACTGATGGTCAAATCCGATTAGGTTCATCCAGTGGAAATACAATAAATGGAACATTTGGAGGATTTAATGCAACAAACGGAATATACGTAGAATTTAAAATCCACAATTCAGCTATTAGAATCGATACAGTGACTGTAACATTCAACTAAAAAAAAATTAATAATATGGAAAAAAGTTTCGATAAAAAGCTTAAGGTTAAAATAGATAAAGATAAGCAGAGTGTTTCTCTTAGTATACGAGTTTCTGATGATATGGTTAACGTATTTAAAACAACAATAAATGAATTTAATATTATGGTTGCAGAATACGAAGGTCAATTATATGAGGCAAACCAGGAAGAATCAATAGAAAACGAAATAATATAATTAGTAAATGGCAGGCTATACAGATAATGAAAGATTAAAACTCGTATTTAAGGTCCAAGCCGCAAACGTAATTGATTCTGCCTCTAATTTTAATTGGTACGAAGCAAAGTTTGCGTTTAACCCTAATATATCAGCTGCTCGAGTTTTAACTCAGTTCGATGTTGTTAAACAAAACCCAGTTGCAAATAAATCAGCGGCTGTTGCTCTATTAGCATCAGGTCAACCGTTGGAAACGATTGTAGCAGACGCATATTCTACAGGAAATGCCGTAGAATTAAGTCAAGTTATTTCAGGTAATAATACTACATGGGTAGCCTGTTCGACGCTTAACGATTTTAACACACAAATCCTAGACTGGATTCAACCTCAAAAGATATTGCAAGCAAGCGGTGCTCCTTCAATTGGATGGACCGCTGAATTTTGGAATGGTAATCCTGCATCAGGCGGAACCCAAATCTTAACTACTGATAATGCAGGCACTGAAGTAAGTTGGGTTTTTAATTACGATAATGGTATTCTACTATTATCAGATTCAATGGTTACTTATTTAACTTCTACTTATGGATCAGTTGATCCATATATTAAAGGTTTTTACTATATTGGTACAACATTAGAAGATGGACTTACTAGTTCATCCGGTACTTCAGGAACAAGTGGAACTTCCGGTACTGCCGGTTCATCTGGTACGTCAGGTACTTCAGGTACGTCCGGTTCAACCGGTACTTCTGGTACATCCGGCTCAAACGGTTCAAGTGGAACGTCTGGTTCAGCTGGGACTTCTGGTGCAGATGGCAGCTCTGGTACTTCAGGAATAGATGGAGTCTCTGGAACAAACGGTTCTTCTGGAACTTCAGGTTCAGACGGCAGCTCAGGTACATCAGGTACTTCTGGTTCAACTGGTACATCAGGTTCTTCAGGTACTTCTGGTTCAGACGGTAGCTCAGGTACTTCAGGAATAGATGGAGTCTCTGGAACAAACGGTTCTTCTGGAACTTCAGGTTCAGACGGTAGCTCAGGTACATCAGGTACATCAGGTACTTCTGGTTCAACTGGTACATCAGGTTCTTCAGGTACTTCTGGTTCAGACGGTAGCTCAGGTACTTCAGGAATAGATGGAGTTTCCGGAACTTCAGGTTCAGCTGGAACTTCAGGTTCAGACGGTAGCTCAGGTACTTCAGGTTCTTCGGGAACATCAGGTACTTCAGGGTCAGCCGGTACTTCAGGTACTTCTGGTTCAGACGGTAGTTCAGGTACTTCAGGAATAGATGGAGTCTCAGGAACAAGCGGTTCTTCTGGAACAAGCGGTTCAGACGGTAGCTCTGGAACATCAGGCTCAAACGGTTCTTCTGGAACTTCAGGTTCTAACGGCTCAAGCGGTACATCAGGCTCAAATGGTAGCTCTGGAACTTCAGGGTCAGACGGTTCTTCGGGAACATCAGGAATAGACGGAGTTTCCGGAACTTCAGGTTCAGCAGGTACGTCAGGTTCAGACGGTAGCTCAGGTACTTCCGGTTCAAATGGTTCTTCTGGAACTTCCGGTTCAAACGGTTCTTCTGGAACTTCTGGTTCAAATGGATCTTCCGGAACATCAGGAATAGACGGAGTCTCAGGAACATCAGGTTCGGCTGGAACTTCAGGGTCAGATGGCTCAAGCGGTACTTCAGGTTCAAATGGTACCTCAGGTACTTCAGGTTCAAATGGTAGCTCTGGAACTTCAGGATCAAACGGTAGCTCAGGTACTTCAGGATCAGACGGTAGCTCAGGTACTTCTGGAATAGACGGAGTATCAGGAACTTCAGGTTCTGCCGGTACGTCCGGTTCAGATGGTTCTTCTGGAACTTCGGGTTCAAACGGAACTTCAGGTTCAAACGGTTCAAATGGTACCTCAGGTACTTCAGGTTCAAATGGTACCTCAGGTACTTCAGGATCAGACGGTAGCTCAGGTACATCAGGAATAGATGGAGTCTCAGGAACAAATGGTTCATCTGGTACGTCAGGTTCAGATGGTTCTTCTGGAACTTCAGGATCAAACGGTTCTTCTGGAACATCCGGTACATCAGGTTCAAACGGTTCTTCTGGAACTTCAGGTTCAGATGGTTCTTCAGGTACTTCTGGAATAGATGGTGTATCAGGAACTTCAGGTTCAGCAGGTACGTCAGGTTCAGACGGTAGCTCAGGTACTTCTGGTTCTAACGGTTCTTCAGGTACTTCAGGAACTTCAGGTTCAAACGGCTCAAGCGGTACTTCTGGTTCATCTGGTACTTCGGGTACTTCAGGTTCAAATGGTAGCTCAGGTACTAGTGGCTCAAATGGTAGCTCGGGTACTAGCGGATCAAGTGGAACAAGTGGTTCAGCTGGAACTTCCGGCACAAGCGGAACTTCAGGTTCAAACGGTTCTTCTGGAACTTCGGGTTCAAACGGCTCAAGCGGTACTAGCGGTTCAGACGGTTCTTCTGGAACTTCTGGAATAGACGGAGTTTCTGGAACAAATGGTTCTTCGGGAACATCAGGTTCAGATGGTAGCTCAGGTACTTCAGGTTCTTCTGGAACATCAGGTACCTCCGGTTCAAATGGTAGCTCTGGTACTTCAGGAACATCTGGTTCAAATGGTTCTTCTGGTACTAGTGGCTCAGACGGTAGCTCAGGTACTTCAGGCTCAAACGGTAGCTCTGGTACTTCAGGTTCTTCTGGAACTTCAGGTACTTCAGGTTCTAACGGTTCTTCGGGAACATCTGGTACATCTGGTACTTCAGGCTCTAACGGCTCAAGCGGTACATCAGGTTCAGACGGTTCTTCTGGAACTTCTGGAATAGATGGAGTCTCAGGAACAAACGGCTCAAGCGGAACTTCCGGCTCAGATGGTAGCTCAGGTACTTCAGGTACTTCAGGTTCAAATGGTAGCTCTGGAACATCAGGTTCAAACGGTTCTTCAGGAACTTCAGGTTCAGACGGTTCTTCAGGAACATCCGGTACTTCTGGTTCAACTGGTACTTCAGGTACTTCAGGTTCAAACGGTTCTTCTGGAACATCAGGTACTTCTGGTTCAAATGGTTCTTCTGGAACTTCAGGTTCAAATGGTACCTCTGGTACATCAGGTTCAAATGGTTCTTCTGGAACTTCAGGCTCAGATGGTTCTTCAGGTACTAGTGGAATAGACGGAGTCTCAGGAACAAATGGTTCTTCTGGTACGTCAGGTTCAGCCGGTAGCTCAGGTACTTCTGGTTCGTCAGGAACATCAGGTTCTAACGGTTCATCTGGTACTTCAGGTTCAAACGGTTCTTCTGGAACATCGGGTTCAGACGGTAGCTCAGGTACTTCTGGTTCGTCAGGAACATCAGGTTCTAACGGTTCTTCTGGAACATCAGGGACTTCCGGTTCAAATGGTAGCTCAGGTACTTCTGGAACAAGTGGTTCTAATGGTTCGTCAGGAACATCTGGTACATCAGGTTCAAATGGTTCTTCTGGAACGTCAGGATCAGATGGTTCTTCAGGTACTTCTGGAATAGACGGAGTCTCAGGAACAAATGGTTCTTCTGGAACTTCAGGTTCAGACGGTAGCTCAGGTACTTCTGGTTCGTCAGGAACATCTGGTTCAAATGGATCAAGCGGAACGGCTGGAACATCAGGTTCTTCTGGAACTACTGGAACTTCTGGTTCAAGTGGAACTTCGGGAACATCAGGTTCATCCGGCACGGCGGGTACAAGCGGAACTTCTGGAACTTCAGGTTCGTCAGGAACTTCTGGAACAAGCGGAACTTCTGGAACTTCCGGTTCAAGTGGAACATCTGGTTCTTCAGGAACTAGTGGAGCTACTGGAATATCGGCAGGTCAAATTTATTATTTTAATCAGTCAGTTGCTTCTGGAATAGGTACGTATAGAGACCTAAATATTAATCCGACCGGCGCTGCTCAACAATCAATACTTAAAACTACAACAGGTACTACTCCAGTATTAGTACAACAATTTATAACTCCTGAATTAGGATTTTCTGTAATACCAGGAGGAACACAAAGATTCCATTTACATTTCTTAAAAGACGGCGCAGGATTTAATACAGACACATTTGTTACTATTGAATTAGCAAATAGTGCAGGTGTTAGTTATGGAACAGTAATACCAACTAATCAAGTTCTTATAGGTTGGATTAGTTCAACGATTCCAGTTGAAGCTAACGTTGATGTAGTGCTACCAACAACAACTATTAATCCAACGGATAGAATGATTGTTAAAATATACGTAGTCGATCAGTCTAGTGGAAATCATGATGTGACTTGGTACACTGAGGGAACTCAAAATTACTCTTTTGTGTTAACCTCAACTGGCCAAATTTCAAGTTCTTCTGGAACATCAGGTTCATCAGGCACTGCTGGTACAAGCGGAACATCCGGAACGTCAGGATCGACTGGTACAAGCGGAACCTCAGGAACTTCAGGTACGTCTGGAACCTCAGGAACCGCCGGTACTTCTGGTTCAAACGGCTCAAGTGGAACATCTGGTTCTAATGGTAGCTCAGGTACTTCTGGGACAAGCGGTTCTAATGGTTCTTCTGGAACAGCTGGAACTTCAGGTTCAAACGGCAGCTCAGGAACGTCAGGTACTTCTGGTTCAAACGGCTCAAGCGGTACTTCAGGATCAAATGGAAGTTCCGGAACAGCCGGTTCTTCTGGTACTTCCGGTATAGATGGAGTATCTGGAACTTCAGGTTCTGCTGGTACTTCAGGCTCTAATGGTTCTTCTGGAACTTCAGGTTCAAACGGATCAAGTGGAACTTCAGGTTCAAACGGTTCTTCTGGAACAAGTGGTTCAAATGGTAGCTCAGGTTCTTCTGGAACACGAGGTACTTCTGGTACTTCAGGTATAAGCGGAGTAGATGGTTCAAATGGTACATCCGGTACTTCAGGTTCTTCTGGAACCTCAGGTTCTAATGGATCTTCTGGTACATCTGGTTCTAATGGATCTTCTGGAACTTCAGGTACATCAGGTTCAAACGGTTCTTCTGGAACATCTGGAACTTCAGGGTCAAACGGATCAAGTGGTACAAGCGGTTCTTCTGGAACTTCTGGTTCTAATGGAAGCTCTGGCACATCAGGAACTTCCGGTTCAAATGGAAGTTCAGGTTCTTCTGGAACACGAGGTACTTCTGGAACAAGCGGTACTTCAGGTACAAGTGGTAGCTCGGGAACTTCCGGTATAGATGGAGTATCAGGAACGTCAGGTTCAGCTGGTACTTCAGGATCAAATGGAAGCTCCGGAACTTCTGGTTCAAACGGTTCGTCTGGTTCTTCTGGAACAAGAGGTACTTCTGGAACATCCGGAACATCAGGTTCAAATGGTTCTTCTGGAACAAGCGGTACGTCCGGTTCAAATGGTTCTTCTGGAACATCTGGAACTTCTGGTTCAAACGGAAGCTCTGGTACTTCAGGTACATCAGGTTCAAATGGTAGCTCAGGAACATCGGGTACTTCAGGAACATCAGGTACTTCCGGTTCAAATGGAAGCTCAGGTACTTCTGGAACTTCCGGGTCAAACGGTTCTTCCGGAACATCTGGGACTTCAGGTTCAAATGGAAGTTCAGGTACTTCAGGTACTTCAGGATCAAACGGTTCTTCTGGAACTTCTGGTTCAAATGGCTCTTCAGGTTCTTCTGGAACAAGAGGTACTTCAGGTACTTCAGGTTCAAGCGGAACATCAGGTATAGATGGAGTATCAGGAACGTCAGGTTCTGCTGGTACTTCTGGAACTTCTGGTTCAAATGGTTCTTCTGGTTCTTCTGGAACAAGAGGTACTTCAGGAACATCGGGTTCTAATGGTTCTTCAGGAACATCTGGGACTTCTGGTTCAAATGGAAGTTCAGGTACGTCAGGAACATCCGGTTCAAGCGGAACTTCCGGTTCTTCAGGTTCTTCAGGTACTTCTGGTACATCTGGTTCTAATGGATCTTCTGGAACTTCTGGTTCTAATGGAAGCTCTGGAACATCAGGAACTTCCGGTTCAAACGGTAGCTCGGGTACTTCAGGTACTTCAGGATCAAACGGTTCGTCTGGAACTTCAGGTTCTTCTGGAACTTCTGGATCTAATGGTTCAAGCGGTACTGCTGGAACATCTGGTACATCAGGTTCAACTGGTACATCCGGTACATCTGGTTCTAATGGAAGCTCAGGTTCTTCTGGAACAAGCGGAACTTCTGGGTCTAATGGCTCAAGCGGTACTTCCGGTTCTTCTGGAACCGCTGGAACTTCAGGTTCTTCAGGAACTTCCGGCTCAAGTGGAACTTCTGGTTCAAATGGTTCTTCTGGTTCTTCTGGAACAAGAGGTACTTCTGGAACATCAGGTACATCAGGCTCAAATGGTAGCTCTGGAACGTCAGGTATAGACGGTGTTTCTGGAACATCAGGTTCAGCTGGTACTTCAGGTTCAAATGGTAGCTCTGGTACTTCTGGAACAAGCGGAACTTCAGGATCAAATGGTAGCTCTGGTACATCAGGTTCTTCAGGTTCAAACGGTTCTTCTGGAACTAGTGGTTCAAACGGCTCAAGCGGTTCTTCTGGAACAAGAGGTACTTCAGGTACAAGCGGTACTTCAGGTACTTCTGGTTCTAATGGTTCTTCTGGAACTAGTGGAACTTCAGGTTCTAATGGTTCTTCTGGAACTAGTGGAACTTCAGGTTCTAATGGAAGTTCAGGTACTTCTGGAACTTCAGGTTCAAACGGTTCATCTGGCACGTCTGGTTCAAATGGTAGCTCAGGTACATCAGGTACTTCTGGTTCAAACGGTTCTTCGGGAACTTCTGGTTCTAACGGTAGCTCAGGTTCTTCTGGAACAAGAGGTACTTCAGGTACATCCGGAACAAGTGGTACAGCTGGAACGTCCGGTTCTTCAGGTACTTCAGGTATAGACGGTGTATCCGGAACCTCAGGTTCAGCTGGAACATCAGGTTCTAACGGCTCAAGTGGAACTTCTGGTTCAAATGGAAGCTCAGGTTCTTCTGGAACAAGAGGAACATCCGGTACAAGCGGGACTTCAGGAACAAGCGGGACGTCCGGTTCAAATGGATCTTCTGGGACTTCTGGTTCTAACGGTTCTTCAGGAACAAGCGGGACTTCTGGTTCTAACGGTAGCTCAGGAACAAGCGGAACATCAGGTTCAAACGGATCAAGTGGTACTTCAGGTTCAAACGGATCAAGTGGAACATCCGGTACTTCCGGTTCAAATGGTTCTTCCGGAACATCTGGTTCTAACGGTTCTTCCGGAACAGCTGGTACTTCAGGTTCTTCAGGTACTTCCGGCTCAAGTGGAACATCAGGTTCAAACGGTTCTTCTGGAACAAGTGGTTCAAATGGTAGCTCAGGTTCTTCTGGAACACGAGGTACTTCAGGTACAAGCGGTACCTCAGGTACGTCAGGTTCAAGTGGAACATCAGGTATAGATGGAGTATCAGGAACTTCAGGTTCTGCTGGTACTTCCGGTTCAAATGGAAGCTCAGGTACTTCCGGTTCAAGTGGTTCTAACGGCTCAAGTGGTTCTTCTGGAACAAGAGGAACTAGTGGTACTTCAGGTACAGCTGGTACTTCCGGTTCAAATGGTTCTTCTGGAACTAGTGGAACTTCAGGTTCAAACGGTTCTTCTGGAACCTCAGGTTCTAATGGTTCTTCCGGCACTTCAGGAACATCAGGTTCAAATGGTAGCTCTGGAACTTCTGGAACAAGCGGTACAGCTGGTACTTCCGGTTCAAACGGTTCATCTGGAACAAGCGGCGCATCTGGAGCATCAGGTACTTCTGGTACTTCAGGATCAAGCGGCTCAAACGGTAGCTCAGGTACGTCTGGTTCAAACGGTAGCTCAGGTACGTCAGGTACTTCAGGTTCAAACGGTAGCTCAGGTACGTCAGGTACTTCTGGTTCTAATGGAAGCTCTGGTACATCAGGTTCAAATGGATCAAGTGGAACATCTGGAACATCAGGTTCAAACGGTTCAAGCGGCTCAAGCGGGACTTCAGGTTCAAATGGTTCAAGTGGTACTTCAGGTTCAAACGGCTCAAGTGGTTCTTCTGGAACAAGAGGAACAAGCGGTACTTCTGGAACTTCAGGTTCTAATGGATCTTCTGGAACTTCTGGTATAGATGGAGTATCTGGAACATCAGGTTCTTCTGGAACATCAGGCTCTAACGGATCAAGCGGTTCTTCTGGAACACGAGGTACTTCTGGTACATCTGGTACATCAGGTACAAGCGGTTCTAATGGTAGCTCAGGTACAAGCGGAACTTCAGGTTCAAATGGAAGTTCAGGTACTTCAGGCTCAAACGGTAGCTCCGGTTCTTCTGGAACAAGAGGCACAAGCGGTACATCAGGTACATCTGGTTCAAATGGATCAAGTGGAACCTCTGGTACTTCCGGTTCAAATGGATCAAGTGGAACCTCTGGTACTTCCGGTTCAAATGGTTCTTCTGGAACTTCAGGAACATCTGGTTCAAATGGTTCTTCTGGAACAAGCGGAACTTCAGGTTCAAATGGAAGTTCAGGTACGTCAGGCTCAAACGGTAGCTCCGGTTCTTCTGGAACAAGAGGTACTTCAGGAACATCTGGTACATCTGGAACGTCAGGTTCAAACGGATCAAGTGGAACATCTGGTATAGATGGAGTATCAGGAACTTCAGGTTCGTCAGGTACTTCCGGTTCAAATGGTAGTTCCGGTACGTCAGGTTCAAATGGTAGCTCAGGTTCTTCTGGAACAAGAGGTACAAGCGGTACAAGCGGTACTTCTGGAACAGCCGGTTCTTCAGGCACATCAGGTACATCAGGTTCAAATGGTTCTTCTGGAACTTCAGGTTCAAATGGTTCTTCGGGAACTTCGGGAACTTCAGGTTCAAATGGTTCTTCTGGAACGTCAGGTTCAAACGGCTCAAGTGGTACAAGTGGTTCTTCAGGTACTTCTGGTTCGAATGGAAGCTCTGGTACTTCAGGTTCAAACGGTAGTTCAGGTTCTTCTGGAACAAGAGGTACTTCTGGTACTTCAGGAACATCTGGTTCTAACGGCTCAAGTGGAACTTCAGGTACATCTGGTTCAAATGGATCAAGCGGAACTTCCGGAACATCCGGCTCTAACGGTTCTTCTGGAACATCTGGTACTTCTGGTTCAAATGGATCAAGTGGAACTTCGGGTTCTAATGGTAGCTCAGGTACTTCAGGTACGTCAGGTTCTAATGGAAGTTCAGGTACATCTGGTACTTCCGGTTCAAATGGTTCTTCTGGTTCTTCTGGAACAAGAGGTACTTCTGGTACTTCAGGTACTTCCGGTTCAAGCGGAACTTCTGGTATAGACGGAGTATCCGGAACTTCAGGTTCTTCAGGTACATCCGGTTCAAATGGTAGCTCAGGTTCGTCTGGGACACGAGGTACTAGTGGTACATCAGGTACTTCAGGTTCAAATGGATCAAGCGGTACATCAGGTACTTCTGGTGCAAACGGCTCAAGTGGAACATCAGGTACTTCCGGTTCTAACGGTTCTTCTGGAACATCAGGTTCAGCTGGAAGTTCAGGTACATCCGGTTCAAACGGTTCTTCTGGAACGTCTGGAACATCTGGTTCAAATGGATCAAGTGGAACAAGCGGTTCAAATGGTAGCTCAGGTTCTTCTGGAACAAGCGGCTCAAACGGTTCTTCAGGTACATCAGGAACTTCAGGTTCAAATGGATCAAGCGGAACTTCCGGTTCAAATGGTAGCTCAGGTTCTTCTGGAACAAGAGGCACAAGCGGTACTTCTGGAACTTCTGGTTCAAACGGCTCAAGTGGTACTTCAGGATCAGCTGGTTCAAGCGGAACCTCCGGTATAGACGGAGTGTCTGGTACATCAGGCTCTTCTGGTACTTCTGGTTCAAATGGTTCTTCTGGTTCTTCTGGAACAAGAGGTACTTCTGGTACTTCTGGTTCTTCTGGTACTTCTGGTTCAAATGGTTCTTCTGGTTCTTCTGGTACTTCTGGTTCAAATGGTTCTTCTGGTTCTTCTGGAACAAGAGGTACTTCTGGTACTTCTGGTTCAAACGGCTCAAGCGGAACATCCGGAGCGACTGGTATTGCCGGTATTGACGGTTCAAATAGCGGTAGATGGTTATTTGATTCAAGTATACCAGCACACTCTAACCCTGGAGCAACATTCTTTAGAACAGATAGTGCTACCTTCGCTGCGCTAGCTAAACTTAGCGTATCTACAACTTCTTCTGCTAGTGTAAACTACGCAACCTGGTTATCATTAATAACCTCTAATAGCTTAATTCAAATTACCGAAGTTGGTAATAATAGCATAATAGGTATTTACAGACTTATTTCAATTACCAATAACACAACATGGTTTGATCTTGGACTTGCGCCAATCGCCGCAAATGGAACACTAACGAATGGAATAAACTATACAATTTCGTTTGTAACATTTGGTTCAAACGGCTCAAGCGGTACGGCTGGAACATCCGGTTCGTCTGGTTCTTCTGGAACAAGAGGTACTTCTGGTACTTCTGGAACTAGTGGAGCAACTGGTGCACCTGGTGGAACAGGTTCTTCAGGTACTTCAGGTTCTTCTGGAACAAGAGGTACTTCTGGTACTTCAGGTTCAGCTGGAACATCAGGTACGTCAATCACAACGTCCGGTACATTTAATACATACGTAACATACGGTGCTTCTGGGACTACTATTGAAGATTCAACTTTCGATATTAGAGAAGACGATACTAATGATGTTTTACTATTAGGACCAGTTGCACTATATGACGGTCGACCTAAAGAATACATTTACGGTAAACAGTCTGCATCTGACGATCGCGAAAAATTAGTTCATAATGGAGTACTCTATTCTGGACGGATTAACCCCATGGCAGCTGGTCAATTATTCATTGATCCAGGTACACCTATCCTATTTGACTTTCCAACCCCTAATCGAATATACGGTATTGAATTATACGTAGTAGGTTCTGAAGAGGTTACCGGTTCAACTGATTATCGCCACTACACTGGAGCGGTTAAGAATATAGCCGGTGCTCTTTCACTAGTAGGTGCAGGTTTCACCGAAATTGTTGTTGCTCAAGATGCATCCCTATGGACTGCCACAATTACAGTCGGAGCCGGTGGAACTGATCTTGCTGTAAAGATTAACAATAATGCCAATAATCGTATTACATTAGCAGCTAGATATGAAATAATAAGTAATGGAATGCTTCCATAAAAAATAGAATATAAATGAGTAGTTATAAAATTAATGCACCAGGCGGAGTAGAATTTGGAGAAGGTACAAGCGGAACCGCTGGAACCTCCGGCGTAAACGGTTTTGCTCTAACTCTAGTTGATAATATAAGTAGAGGTCGAGCTAATGCAAAGGAAGGCGCGATTCTCTACAATCGAGCAGATAAAAACATTTATAGGTTTAATGGAACCTCTTGGGTGTCAGCCGCAGGTTCTTCTGGAACAAGCGGAACGTCAGGCTCAAACGGCAGTTCAGGTTCTTCCGGAACACGAGGTACTTCAGGTACATCCGGTTCGTCAGGTTCTTCTGGAACAAGAGGTACTTCAGGAACTGCTGGTACTTCTGGTACAAGTGGAATAACTGGTCCAACTGGTCCTCAAGGAATTCAAGGTCCAACTGGAGCAACTGGACCTACTGGAGCACCCGGTAGCTCAGGTTCTTCTGGAACAAGAGGTACTTCAGGAACTGCTGGTACTTCTGGTACAAGTGGAATAACTGGACCAACCGGTCCTCAGGGTATTCAAGGTCCAGCCGGAACAAACGGTTCTTCTGGAACTAGTGGAATAACTGGACCAACTGGCCCTCAGGGTATTCAAGGTCCAATTGGTAATACTGGTCCAACTGGAGCGACTGGTCCTACTGGTTCTTCAGGAACAAGCGGTATGTCAGGTGCTTCTGGAACTTCAGGTTCAAATGGTTCTTCTGGAACAAGCGGAATAACTGGACCAACTGGTCCTACTGGAGCTACTGGCCCAATCGGCCCAACTGGAGCACCAGGTAGTTCAGGTTCTTCTGGAACAAGAGGTACTTCTGGTACAAGTGGAATAACCGGTCCAACCGGTCCTCAAGGAATTCAAGGTCCAGCTGGAGCTACTGGACCTCTTGGGCCTACTGGTCCTCAAGGAATCCAAGGTCCAGCTGGAGCAAATGGTTCTTCAGGAACTAGCGGTCAAACTGGCCCAACTGGATTAACTGGTCCTCTTGGTCCTACCGGTCCTCTTGGTCCAACTGGAGCACCAGGTAGCTCAGGTTCTTCTGGAACAAGAGGTACTTCCGGTACAAGTGGAGCAACTGGTCCAATCGGACCTGCTGGTCCTCAAGGAATACAAGGTCCAGCTGGAGCAACTGGTCCTCTTGGTCCAACTGGAGCACCAGGTAGCTCAGGTTCTTCTGGAACAAGAGGTACTTCCGGTACAAGTGGAGCAACTGGTCCGATTGGTCCTCTTGGACCTACTGGACCTCTTGGACCTACTGGACCTCAGGGCCCAACTGAATACGACACAGTTAATGCAACATGGACTGTCTCGGGTGGAGGTAACGTATCATGGGACGGAAATAATGTCACTTGGTCAGGTAGAGTAATTGCGATACCTGTCGCTAAAGCTTTCGGAACAGCTGGTCATTTCGATATTGGCCCAGAAACAGTTGCTCTTGGAACATGGTCTGCTCTATACTATGCACCTCCTAGGGGAATGGCTAGTCCCTATAACGCAAGTTATTTAATAGTTAAATCATATACGGACACTCAAAGACCCTCAGATACATGGATCTTTATATGTGCATCAAACGGAGATAATAGCTCACTAAAATGGAATCCTGGATTTACTACTATACCAACCGGTCATACTTGGTATTCAGGTTCAGGATATGGATCATGGGCAACTGGTCCAACTGGTGCTACTGGTCCTCAAGGAATTCAAGGTCCAGCCGGAGCAACCGGCCCAATCGGACCTGCTGGTGCATCAGGTAGCTCAGGTTCTTCTGGAACAAGAGGTACTTCTGGAACAAGCGGAATAACTGGTCCAACCGGTGCTACTGGTCCTACTGGAGCTACTGGTCCTCAAGGAATTCAGGGTCCAATTGGTAATACTGGACCTACTGGATTAACCGGCCCTACCGGATTAACTGGTCCTCAAGGAATTCAAGGCCCTAGGGGAGAAAATGGTTCTTCTGGTACTTCCGGTAGAGACGGTTCACCTGGCGGAACAGGTCCTCAAGGAATTCAAGGACCTACTGGATTAACTGGCCCAATTGGACCTCAGGGAATTCAAGGCCCGGCTGGGGCAACTGGACCTACTGGATTAGCTGGAGCACCAGGTAGCTCAGGTACTTCTGGAAAAGCAGGCTCTTCCGGTACAAGTGGAATAACTGGTCCTACTGGAGCTACTGGTCCTCAAGGAATTCAGGGTCCAATTGGTAATACTGGACCTACTGGATTAACTGGCCCTACTGGATTAACTGGCCCAGCTGGAGCAACTGGACCTCAGGGAATTCAAGGGCCTAGGGGAGAAGCCGGTTCTTCAGGTACTTCAGGTAGAGACGGTTCACCTGGAGGAACTGGTCCTGCTGGTGCCCCAGGTCCTCAAGGAATTCAAGGACCTACTGGATTAACTGGACCTACCGGATTAACTGGTCCAGCCGGGCCTGCTGGACCTGCTGGAACTCCTGGAGGAACTGGACCTGCTGGAGCACCCGGACCTCCTGGTGCGGATGGAGGCGGCGGAGGCAGCGGAGGCGGCTATACTGGTGATATAATGGTTTTTGATGGTCGATCTATGATGCTGTTGCAATTTGTCAACGGATTACTTGTTAATGTTATACCAATGTAATACGTATTAAAAATAAAATAAAGTAAAATGGAAAATACTACAATATCGATAAACCCAATAACTATTCTTGGAAAAACTGGAGTAACATTAAGCATCTTCTCTGTACACTATAAATTGAATTCAACTTCGGTAAAAGTTATGTTTCAGATACTTGATTCAAGTGAGGTTGCAATTTGTAGCGGAGACAGGCTCTTAACAAGTATTTCAGATTGGGGAACAGACGACTCTGTGCTAATTGGAAAAGTTCTTACTTCATTAGGCTTAACTGCCGCGTAACAAAAAGGGAGAGTCTTTGACTCTCCCGTAACTTTATCTTAATGAATTTCCTCCTATCCAAATAACTAGGCTTCGCCTAATTCCTTTGGTTACTGGAGTTACTCTATGTAATAGGTAACTTGGGAATAAAATAGTTGCTCCCTTATTTCGGGGCAATTTATCAGGAGTTATTCCTTTAAGTATTTCAAAATCGCCGCCTTCGTATTCAGAAGGGTCGCTTAATTGTACAACAATACTAATTTTCCGGTGAGATGCTGAACCTGGTCCAAGATCTACATGGTAATCATAGTGACCACCACCTTCATAATATTCAGTGTACTGGATTGAGTCAATTATTGATATTAGGTCAAAATTCCAAAGTTCTCGATTTGCAATTATTGCAAATTCCATCAACTTATCATAAATCCATTTAGTCGATTCGTTATTCTCGCCTAACCATTTAATTTTGCTCTTTCTAATTTTATGGTTTTCTCCTTGATTTCCAAAAGTAACAGCTTGATGATATTCAAAAAGTTCTGATACTTTGCGAACTCTATCAATTTCTTCCGCTGAGAAGCCCTCGCTAAACCAGTACCAGTTCAATAATTCTACCTCTTTTTGAGGAAACATTAATCTTCGTTCCACGTATCTTTGTGTTTTTACTTTTATACTTAAATATTTTTTACGGTTTACCTAAACAAAATATAAAAATCGAGTATAAAATAGAAACAATTATCAAGTCAATGACTCTAATCAAAGCTCACACTTCAATAATAGGCGATACCGGATATAATTGCCATTCACGAAATTTCTTTAAAGCTCTAAATCAATTAACGCCAGTTTCAGTTAGAAATTGGACGATCGGCGATTCATGGAAAGGTTACAATGACGATGAGCCTCACAATGGGGAGTATTATATAGACTCTGAGTTAAAGACGATGTTATCTGAACAAACGTTAGGTACTCAAACAGGTCATGCGGAGTTTCCTCTATACTTGAAGTACCCAATTCAATCTACTGAGCCAACTGTTAATATTGTGCTAAATGACACAGGTCACCTGTACTTTAGCCAAGATTACTCAGGTCCATCAATTGCATACAATGTATGGGAAACAACTAGACAACCTGAAGACTTCTTTGCTCAACTTAAAAAGTTCGATCAAGTTTGGGTTCCTAGTGAATGGCAAAAACAGTGCACAATTGAGCAAGGAATCGCATCACATAAAGTAAAAGTTGTACCAGAGGGAGTAGACACTGAGATGTTTAAACCGACCTCACCGGATTCGGCTTTTCCAGAGAACAGGCCTTTCCGATTTGTCGTAGTGGGTCGCTGGGAATATCGTAAGTCAACCAAAGAAATTATCAGAGCTTTTACTGAAACCTTTTCACAAGATGAGAATGTTGAGCTTGTCATTAGCGTAGATAATCGATTTGCAACGGACGGCCTCTCTTCTACTGAGGAGAGATTAGCTAAGTTTGAGCTTTCTCATTCAGGAATTAAAGTACTACACCATCAGTCAAAAGAAGATTACGTAAAACTACTTAAGTCGGCTGACGTTTTTGTGTCATGTGCCAGAAGTGAAGGCTGGAATCTTCCATTAATTGAGGCAATGTCATGCGGAGTTCCATCAATGTACTCAAATTGGGGAGCACAACTGCAGTTTGCTCAAGGTAAGGGTATTCCAGTTTCAATTATTGGCGAAGTTCCAGCAGGTGTAGCAAATGAGGAGTCTTGGAATCAGAATACTCCAGGTAATTTCTGTGAGCCTAATTTCTCAGATCTTCAAATAAAACTTAGACTAGTTTACGACCAGTTTGAAAATTATAAAAAATCAGCATTAATGGAATCAGAACAAATTAGAAATGAATTTACTTGGCAGAATGCTGCCACGATCGCACAAGATCACATTCAGGAACTTATTAGCCCGCAGTCAATTGAATACTCAACTGACTTTGCATGGGTGACCTGTGGTAATCTAGCATACATGCCAATCATTGAGAAATTAGTTATATCGTTAGCTAAATTCTCAAATCGTAAAATTCTCGTATATGGAATAGACTGTGAAGTTCCGTTTAATCATCCAAACGTTATTAGCCGAACATTAAGTATTCCATATCATTCAGAACACGATAAATGGTATTGGAAACAGTATGCGTGTAAAGAAGCAGCTATTCAAGAAAGTTTCGAGAATTTAGTTTGGTTAGACGGAGATATTGTTGCAAATTATAATATTGACAATATCGTTAAGTACTTTAGCCAGATTACAAATTATCCAATTCCAGACGTTCACATACAGGACGATTTTATTGGCTTCTTTACCAGAAAAGACGGACTTCGTGGAAGACAATTATTTAACCAAAGTATCTGCGACCGAGATGGTGTCAAGAGGTTATTTACAAAGGCTCATATTTGCATGTACGTCTACAATAAAGAGTGTACCTGGTTCTTTGATGAGATTCTTAAAATGTACAAAGAAACACCGCTTGACCAATACGACGAATTACTACAATGGAACGATGAAGGTCTCGATAATTACTTGAGAAGTAAACACAATTTTACGACATTTTTGCCAATTTCAAACTTTGATGTCTCAGAATGGGACGGCGACTTATTGGGAACAACTGGCAAAGCAATGGAACACTTTATCTCGTTTTGGAGAGACTCTGGCCCAAAGAACTTTGGAAAAATATTCGGCTGGCAATTCGTACCTAAAGATAAATCAAATATTCTCTACTTTCATGGAAATAAAGATCTTGGATTCGCAACGGTTATGACAGACTATATCGAGACTCAGCGTGATAAAAACTTCCACGATACTGAATACTTCTTTGTTGGTAAAAATGAAATCAAAAATCTTGGCTCAATTAAAGATGTACCAGGAGGAACAATGGATATTGCTCATCAATACGGTTGGGATTACGCAATCTATCATGAGATCTATAATCTAAAAGATTACGAACATGGAGAAGTTAAGGTTAGACCCGGCGATGTTGTTGTGGATTTGGGCGGTAATCTTGGAATCTTTACCCGATATGCATATCACATGGGCGCAAGTAAAATTGTAACTTTCGAGCCTGATCGTCGATACTTTGAAATCTTAAAACAGAATGCTCCAGAAAATGCGGTCCTATTTAATGCAGCAATTGCTGATAACTTGGGAACCTTAACTCTTACTGAAAGTTCTCACCTAGGGGGATCTAACTTATGGCATCATAAAGATCCATTACAGACCCAATACGACGTAAACTTATATACCTTAGATTTCATTCTGGAGAATAAATTAATCGACCGAATTGACTTTTTAAAGGTAGATATTGAAGGCTCTGAAATTATTGCGCTAAATGGAATAAGCGATGAGAATTTATCAAAGATCAGAAATATCGCAGTAGAGTACCATCACGAACACTTAGGGTTTAATGAAGACCTTAGAAACAATTTCGTTAGTCGACTAAATAAACTAGGTTTTAATTCTTACATGCTAATGTGCGGCTACAATAATGCACTACAATTAATCTACTTTTGGAAATAACCCATACTCTTATATGAGATCACTAAATACTATTGCCAAGTCTAAAGGCACAGACAAATCTTCAGAAATTCACAATTACTGTGAAAAGTACGAAAAATGGTTACCGTTCAATCGATTAGAACCTTTAACCATTCTTGAAATCGGAGTTCTTCACGGAGAATCTCTTTCGACTTGGAGAGAATACTATCCAAATGCAACAATTATAGGAATTGATATTGAACCTTCATGTAAACAATACGAAGACTCTAGTAAAAATGTTTTTGTTGAAATAGGTTCACAAGACGATCCTCAGTTCTTAAATTGGGTCGCTAAAAAATGGGGACCATTTGATATGGTACTTGATGACGGTTCACATATCAATCGACATGTAATTATCTCATTTAATAATCTAATTGACTACGTAAAACCTGAAGGAGTCTACGTTATTGAAGATACTTCAACTTCGTATTGGGAAGATTGGGAAGGCGGCTTTATGCATCCAGGTTCGTCAATTGAATTCTGCAAAAAGCTAGTAGACGATGTTAACTTTAACGGTCAAATGCAGGAAGAATTTTGGAACGTTCATGCACGAAGAGAAGACTTCCTAACTAAACAAACAAAAGAAAAAGGTTTGGAAATCAGAACAGATATTGAATCTGTAAATTTCCTAAACGGTATAACTATTATAACAAAAAGATAATTAACAAATGGCACATCCTCAACAGCAAGAATTTTGTAAAAAAATGAGTGAAGTATTTCCGCAGTATTTCACTGGAAAAAAGGTCCTAGATATCGGATCTCTTGATATTAATGGAAATAACCGATTCTTCTTAACCGATTGTAACTATATTGGATTAGATGTAGGTGAAGGTCCAAACGTAGACGTTATTCAAGTCGCTCATCTATACGATGCACCAAACGAACAGTTTGATCTTATTATTTCAACTGAAGTATTTGAACACGACATGTTCTATGAGAAATCGCTACAGAATATTATCCGAATGCTAAAACCTGGAGGAGCATTCATTTTTACATGTGCTTCAACTGGTAGACCTGAACACGGAACTCGCAGATCAGACGGCAGTTCAGCCGCTCCACTGCTTGCGAATATTTCAGAAGAATGGTCTGACTATTATAAGAATTTAACTGAAGCGGCCATTCGTGAAGTTAAAGGTTTTGAGCAAGCATTTCCAGACGGAGTCTTTGAATATACAGCTCATCCTGGAGATCTCTATTTCTTTGGAGTAAAGGGCGGAATTAAGAATGACCAACTCTATAATAAGCCTACTCCAGAATCCATTATTATTTCCGAAGAATATAAGGATGACATTTTTGTTTTAGACACGTGGCCTAATACTCCAGAAAAAGAGCAGGACCTAATTGAGTGTATTTCAAAACTTAGAGAATTTGCAGGTATCCCAATCCTATTAGTATCTCACTATGCAATAAAGCCTGAAATTCAAAAATTGGTTGATTACTATATCTTTGATAAAGAAAATCCACTACTTTTAAATTCAGAATTTGAAGATCATTCAGTATCAAGCGGTAGATGGACCAGATTTGCAGATTATCAAGTTGACAATGCAATGCCGTACCATCATGATTATGCAATATGGACATCAATGACGATTGCTTTTAATTTCTGTAAATTCCTAGGAAAGAAAATGATTCACTTCATGGAATACGATAACCTAATCGATACATTCCAATACAGACAAGCCTTCTTGGAAAAATCAAAATTGCATGATGCTATTATCTATGAATATCACGAAGGTTCAAGTGTAGACACTCAATTGTCGCCTTTCATGGCAACTTTCATCTTTTCGATAAAGACGGATATCGCCGTTAAGATGATGGATCAAATAAAAACAAAACGCGAATACTTTACAAATAAGCCAAAGGGCTGGCAGTTAGAGAGAGTATTTCTTGAATACTTAAGAAAATTTACAACTAACATAGGTCACACCGAGTATATTGCGAACTCAAACGAATTAAATACTCAAGCTGTTTGGAATAGAGACGGTATCTTAAGAGATGATGGTAAATTCCAAATCTATCCAGCTGCGAGTGATAATGGAAATTTATACCTACACCTAATTTCAGGATTTCACGAAGAAAAAGCAGATAGCGACTATTTACTGGAAGTTAGATACGGTAAATTTGTAAAATTCGTAACCTTACAGAAAGACGGTTACTCATTAGTTGATCTAGGTAAATACCAAAAGGGATTAACGGCAACCGTTAATTATTTAGGAAAGAGCGTTTATTCTGAGTTTTTACAAAACGACCTATCTGAATTTATCGTAATGAATCGATTAACCCTTTTCTCAGACGCAGAGAGTCCAACTGTTTATTATAATTTTATGGATGGAGCCTATGTTGAAATCGAAACATCATCAAGTTTTAAGTACCCAGTTAAATTCATAAATAATGTAACTGGTTCAGAAGAATTTTTAACTACTCTAGGTAATAAAACTTGGGCAAAAACCTACTCTAAATACTTTAAAGATTGGAAAATTCAAATACTTGATCAGAACAGCGAAGTCATTGAAGAAATTAATTATAATATTGCTGGAAAGAAGGTTTATATTTCACTTGACTCTAAGGCGCTAGGTGATAATTTAGCATGGTTCCCTTACGTTGAAGAATTCAGAAAGAAACATAATTGTAAAGTTGTTTGCTCTACTTTTTGGAATAACTTATTTGCTGAGCAATATCCGGAAATCGAATTAGTTGCACCCGGTTCCAGTATAACAGGCCTTTATGCAATGTATAAAATCGGATGGTACAATAATAACGAAGTGTTCGATTCAGCAATGAATCCTAGAGATTTTAAGTTGGGTCCATTACAGAGAACTGCTGCTGATATTTTAGGATTAGACTACACTGAAATCAAGCCTTTAATTAAAACATACGACCGATCTACTGTCACTAAAAAAGTAGGTTTAGGAATTCACGGAACTGCTCAAGCCAAATATTGGAACAATCCAAATGGCTGGCAGGAGGTTACTGACTGGTTATTACAAAATGGATATGAACCAGTCATTATGTCAAGAGAACACGATGGATATATGGGAAATAGCCATCCAATCGGAGCCGCTAAGTTACCGGAAGGTTCAATCGAGGAGGCTGTTAAAAACATATCTGAGTGTCAAGCATTCATTGGAATAAGCAGCGGCTTAACTTGGTTAGCGTGGGCAGCAAACGTCCCAACCATTCAAGTATCTGGATTTACTGAACCCTACAACGAACCTGATAATGGAATTGTTAAATTAGCTGCCCCGGCTGGTGCATGCTCAGGCTGTGCCAATCGTTTGAGACTTGATGCCGGAGACTGGAATTGGTGCCCTGATCATAAAGGAACTAGTCGCCAATTTGAGTGTTCTAAATTGATAACTAGCGAACAAGTAATCGCTGAACTTAAGAAAATTCTCGTATAGATAATTCTATATGATACTTAATTCTAGACAGAACAGCTTTTTTATAAACTTTCCAGCAGATTTCTTTAATTCTGCTGTACAGGAGAAGTACAGTAAATATTACAGAAATCTGCTGCTACCTTACAAGTCTCTTCCGGACTTTATGGCATCCACTGTGCAAAGTGTAAACTTTCCAGGATTTAGTTCAGTTCTTCCTACTCAAACTAGGACACTTGGAAAAACTCAAGAATTACAGAGCTCAAAACCAATAGCTGATCAATTTACTAGAGAGTTAAAGGTGACGTTTAAGTTAACAGACGCGTATTTGAATTACTTTATCTTTTTAGATAATGCTCTTAACTACTTGGACCCAGCCAATGTTTCTACTGAAAATACTGGAAGAAATTCATTAGGCCAAGCACTATCCGTGCCAGCAATGTCAAATGGAAATCACCCGTTCTTTCAGCCAATCAGGCTGACTCTTCTAAACAATGAAGGTTATGCAGTTTCTTCGATTATTTTCAATCGACCAATGCTAACGTCATTAAGTGAAATGAATTTATCTTATTCATCAATCACTCCACAATTCACAACGTTTACTGCAACGTTTAAGTATTACAATTTCGATTTAGAATTAGACTTTGATTAACTATTCTGATCAGTCCAACCGCTACCAACCGTTAAGTCTCCACCGTCAATTTTACGGTTTACGTTAATTCGCTCCATTACATTTGAGCTCTTACGTTTAGAGGTCTTTTCGAAGCTCGGTAAATAGGTCTCAACGTCAACTGAAAGAGTAATATTAATTTTGTTACTATCGGTTAAGCTGAATTTGTACTGTTTATCAATTGTTTCTGATGCAGGGAATTGCAGTTGAGCTGGAATCCTAACTCCATTGTATTGAAAGTAAACCACCCGGTTTGAGTAGTTAATTGTCAACATATTTTCAGCGATTTTAAATGCTTTATTTAAGTTATCACATATAATCTTTACATCGAACTTAACCGCTAATGGAATAGAGAAGAGTTGAGCAGAGTATCCAGTTAAGATATTTTGATCGTTTGATCCACGTTCAGTTTCAGTAAAACTACCTCTAACAAATTTGTTAGTCATGTCAGATGATTTTACCTGGAAACTAGAAAGAGTAACGATTCCTCTAGGGATAATGTCATAGGTTCCTTCAGCTACCGGAATTCGGCAGTTATCCGGAAGTCCAATATAGAAATCCTTTAGGAATCCCTCGTCAGTTCCGTAATTATAAACGAATGGAACCTTGAAAGTGTCCTTGTGATCTTCACGGGATAAGCTCATTTCCATTTCACCATTAAGCAGATCAAGCAGAGCAATGGTTAAATTTCTTAAGAAAATGTCATCAGTATTAAGTGTCTTCATACAGTTATTTATTTAGAGTATGATTACGGTATCATTATTGAACTATCTGTCCAAGCCGAGGTTGCCAAGATAGGTACGATTTGCGAAAACGTGTACTCCTGTGATCGGCTAGTTAATGCCGTAACTGATGAAGGCATCGGCAAGTCGTATTTTACAAAAGTCAAAGTCCCGTTAACTGACTTTCGAACGGTGTCCGCTGAAGTTTCAAATACTTGATCAAAATCAATTGTTGATAGTTCGCTAACATTAAAGATAACAAATCTTCGGTCTTCGTATTGTTCTGCCATTATTGTTTTATTTTATTTTTTTATTTTTAGTTGTGTATTAAAGTCCAAATCTAGCCTTTGTTGTGTTATAGTTTTGAGTTATTTCATTTTGAGTTAATGCTCTATTATAAACTTTAAATATAGCACATTCCATTGGCATTTGAAATGATGTTTCAGTAGCCCTCCATATTGCGATTCTACCGTTACCACTATTAAAGTTTCTAACACTAGCATTTTCAGAAGATAATTGTTGCGATAGTGTTTGAGAAGCCCCGTTAATATAAATTTTATTGTTGGTGTATGCAACATCACTTCGCATTTCAAAAGTATAATGTTTCCAATTATTAACTAAGCCTAATGCCGAAACTGCGGATGCTGATATACCATAAACATCGCTTGCTGCCGTATTGAATCCTAAAGTACCGCTACCGCACCAAACATCATAACGGTCCCAACCGAAGAACATTCTACCGCTGTATGCCGCTCCGATTTTACACCACATCTCTACGGTAGTCGTAGTCCCTAAGCCTGGTGCAATAAAATCAGCATAGTCATTTGTCCCATCAAAAACAATTGTACCGCTATTTGCGGAACTAAACGTAGGGCCGTTTGTCAATATTCCATTTGAATTATTTCCACTTACATCATACCAAGTAGTTCCGGTGGTTGGGTATGACGGTAAAAAACCAGCGTCTAAATTCAAAACTAACCCACTAGTAACTATTCCCTCATAGTTCGACTTAACCACGATTTTATCTGTTTGCCCAGCAAAATAGGCTAGGCATTGAGCAACTGTCGTATAACTAGCTCCAGCAATTTGGTTAGTACGTTCAATTAATTTAGCATCATTCTCTGGGCAGTAAATACTTGGTCCCTGTGATGCTTTATTCAAGTAGATCGTATAACCTCCAGTCGGTGGATCGATACCATTAAAAAAGGTCGACCCGTAATCGGCTGTATTATTGCCGATCAGCATATTGCCTTTTCTGAGGCAACCTACTGGTGTCGCACCTACTGAATATTTTATTAGATTTGGCATTTATTATAAATGATTATTTGTCTTTAGTACCACAAATCGAACACAAACCTTGATTATCCAATGGCCCGTTTGTTTCACATTCTGCACAATTTCCATATACTTGTTCCATCTTTATTACATTCTATTTTTTACTGCTGCATAATTAAGAGAGACCTCGTCTTGAGATATGGTTCTTTCGTATATTCTGCATACTTGAATTTCCATTAAATCGGCTGAGTAATAGTCAAAAAATCTGATAATCGAGTCTCCTGCGGTTTTAGGATTTGAGGCGCCGACTGTGTTTGTTAAAACGCCATTTATGTAAGTTTTAACGGTGCCTCCTTCTTTTGTTACAACGATATGATAATAAGTATTTAGGTCAAACTCATCATTAGCTGAGTTCTTTCCAAAATTAGGACCGTTGAATCCTGGAGCGTATTGCCAGTGTATTAGTCTAGCTGACGGAAATCTCCAAACGCCCGGTGATCGATCTGAGCCTGCGCTGAAATAACCGAAAAATTGTTCCCAACTGCCAGTGTATCCGTTTGGATAGGTCGCTGAGCCTTTAAACATTAGCAGAAGTTCTACCGAATGATAGTCATTGTTTAGAATTGGGGAAGATGCAACATCAGCGTCATTTCCATTACTCCATAAGGAATAGTAGTTATTTTTACTCTTTTGTATATTGCAATTAGTAACAGAGTACTCACTTTGAGTCATATCGTACCAAGTAGAACCGGTTCCGGGATAAGAAACAATATTTGCACCATCTACGGATAAGACTAATCCGTCTAGCGCAATATTTCCACCGTAATAGTTTTGAAATACTTCAGTTTCCTCTAGTTGCCTATCGTATATTGAGTAGTTAGCCCCGTATCCCATTAAGCTTCTATATACGTCATCATATCGCCTAGAAATTAATACAGAATTATTGTTCGTGAAATCACCGACTCCTCCATCAAAGTTTTCATATTGAGAGTGGTTGAGATAGAGAAGTTTCCTACCATTTTCATATATAGCGGTGAAGAAATACCAGCGGTCTATTGTTAACGGATCACTATATAGGAAATGAACGTTATTTGGATTACTATTTCCATTAGTTTCAAAGTAAATTCGATTATCGTTACTTAACCAAACATCCCAACTATTAGAGTACCAATGGCCCTTTCCTATAATACCAGCAGCAGCGCTTGCTCTAGATTTATGATCTCTAATGTTTATAAATCCACAAACTGAAAATTGACTGTCTCTAGTAAATTGAAAAGTTTTATTTGTATCAACATAGTCATCGATCCCATCAAATTCAAAATACCCATTCGAATTCCATATTGGGCCATTATAAATTACTCCATTTGAACTATTTCCGCTTATGTCATACCAAGTAGTTCCAGTTTTAGGATATGACGCTGTAAAACTTGAGTCTAACTTTAAAAGTAAACCAGAGGTCGCAATATCAGGATACGCTAAATCGACTATTATCTTATCCGATTGCGAGGCTAAATAGCTAAAGCACTGACTTGTTGTTGTGTAATTTGCTCCAGCGATTTGATTAGTTAATCTAATCAGTTCAGCATCAGTTCGAGGGCAGTGTATGCTTGGACCAGAAGTTGCCTTATTAACGTAAATCGTGTATCCGCCAGCCGGTGGATTAACTCCCGAATAAAAGGACGTCCCGTAATCTTGCTGCCCGACCGCGAGTAACATATTGCCCTTTCTAAGGCAACCTGCTGGGGTTGAGCCAGTAGAATACTTTACTCCATTTGCCATTTATTGTAAAACTGAATTTCTAATTATTTATCAGACATTATTCAATTCTACCATTACCAAAAAAGCCAATCCCTAGAGACTGGCTTTTACGAAGTGGTGGAGATGGAGGGATTCGAACCCTCGTCCAAAAAACCTCTAATTAGACCTTCGTTTACACGCTTAGTCCCATTTTCTAACTGGACCAAATATCTTATTCTTTAACGACTTAAAGCTAAAGTCGGTAACGGTTCGACTTGGCCGTTACGCCATGCTGGTTTTGCAACTTTGGGTTAGTCAAGCAGTTGCCGCTTGGTCACTTATGCAGCTAAAAGCTCTTCAGTAACAGGAGCGTTAACGCTTTCGTTAACTAGACTCCAGAAATTAGTGTTGCCACTTATAGTTTTAATACATTTTAACGAGTCTTAGCATCTTCCTCGGCGTGCAGGTGTAACCGATAATTCCTGTCAAATCCGGTCATCCCCATAATAATGTTATTATACTCCTTTATTTATCAAAAGGCTTCCCTTCATAAACGTTTTACTCAACTGATAAATAACCTAAAAGAAGTCACACTTTAAATGGCAGGTCTTACTAATCAAAATACAAACCTCAGGCTGTTCACCAGTCTTCGCATACGAGTTCGCGATATTCTTAGTGAGAGTATCCAGTTCTTACAAACTACTTTTAAACAGAGTCGCTCAGTATTCACCGCGGCTTCTCCATTCGGTCAGTTATTGATCGTAGTTGAGAACTTGAGTCAACTTATCTTTTATTACATTGAAGATTCAATCACAGAGCTAAATATCAATGAGGCAAGTAGAGTTTCATCAATCTATTCACTAGCTACCCTAGCTGGACACAATCCAAGCAGAGCAGTCGGTGCAACTGGTCAAATTAGAGTAATCAGAAAAACTGGAATAAAGCCTACTGCCTCAAAGGTCGTAATCAATAATTTATTTAGAATCACCTGTGCAAATAACGGCTTAACTTACGCAATTGAGTTAACGCAAGAAGAGGTTAGACTTGCCTTGACTGGAACAGAAACTCCTGCTATTTTTAGTATTAGACAAGGTCAAATCGAATCACAAACATTTACGGCAAAGGGAATTCCTTTTGAGAGTTATCAAATGGGAGCTCCTAACAATTTTTACCTAGATAATTTCATGGTAAACGTTTATATAAATGGTGAAAAATGGCAAAAATACGAGTCTCTTTTGGATATGCCAAGAGGCGGAAAATGCTTTCTTGCTAAAACCGGTATTACAAATGGATTAGACATCTATTTTGGAAACGGCTCATTTGGAAAGATTCCTAATACTGGATCAACTATCGTCGTTGAATACTTAAATACGGACGGCGCTTTCGGAAACGTAAAAGTAGACGACCCAAGACAAGTACAATTTACTTTTACTGATACTGGATTCTCTCCAATTGGGGAAGAAATCTTAATGAATGACTATTTTTCAATCGTAACAGTAAGTCCTCCAAATTTTGGAGTTGACCCGGAGGATCCTAACTTAACTAGACTAATTGCGCCAAAAGCCTCAAAGAATTTTGCCCTAGTAAATATTGATAACTATGAAGTTCTTTTGCAGAAGATGCAAATGTTCTCAACCATAAAAGTATTCCTTGATCAGGACGCAAACGGTAATATTCTAGATTCCAGAATGATTAACTTATTCCTAGTGCCAGACGTATCTCAAATGTTTAATAATGGAACTGACTACTTTAACTTACCGTTAAGTAACTTTAAGTTAACAACATTCCAGAAAAATGAGTTAATGAAGTACATTGAAAAATCAGGTACAAAAATGATTTCGTCTGATCTAAAAATACTTGATCCTAAGATAAGTAGGTACGCACTAAACGTAAGTATCATTATGTTTGACGATGTTTCTACTGACATTGTTAAGTCTGATATAGCGGACGCCATCGGTAACTACTTTATTAAATTAAAAAGACATGACCGTGTACCAAAGAGTGATCTTATTTCAGTAATTGAAGCAATTAATGGAGTTGACTCAGTTAACGTTAATGTCGTAAGTGAACTTAACGAGCTTGATAAAATAACCAACCCGTCTTCTACTTCGATTATTGGACTTGACGACTTTAACGATATTGTTATTGGGCTAGACGAATTCCCAGTATTACGAGGAGGTTGGAAAGACAGCCAAGGAAACTCATACGCTGAAGGCCTTTCCGATACTGGATTAGGTGCATTAAATATTCAAATTAAAGCACAAGTAGTTCGTAAAAATACTGGCATACTATGATAAGAAACTCTCTATACCAAACAGTGTATAATAGAAAAGACCAACGTCTTCATCTAGGTTACAAATACAAAGATGCCCTAATGAAGCGAGTCCTTTCGAATCAAATGTTTGGAGCAAATCCAGTCTTAGATGAGTTCATTGCCTATTTAGAAGCTTATATGTATGAGCATATTGAGGCAGTTAAGCAAATCAAGATCTTCGCTAATCCAGCGCTAGATAAGAATGAAAATCGACTAAACTAATGTATGGCTGGACCAGTATTCTCCAAAGAAAAGAAGGCTCAAATCAAGGGAGAGCTTGAGTCTCTATTGAGCACCTATTCAGGTGGACCAAATCACGATGAAGATAATATAGACGATCAGCTTGCGGAAATCGCAGCAGCTCCTCCATTAGACTTTATTGAAATGAATTCTGAATTTGAAAAGCAGGCAAAGAATATCACAAATTCAATGCTTAAGTTCTACGTCGATCTTGGCGTACTTGAGAAACATGAATACGTAAAGCAGAAACAGATCCTAGACAATTCAAGTATTCAAAATATCTTCTTTCAGTTAAAAACTATCAGAATGGCAATTGAAAAAATTGCTGAAGAAATTAATCAAGGAAACACTCACCCTAGACTGTTTGAGGTGTTTGGGCAATTACAGGACAAGTTAACCTCAGTTGTAAAAACTCAAGCAAATTACATGCTATTCCTAGAGGATACGTATAAGAAAGTAAATCAAGATGTTGAACAGAGAGAATCCGGCGGTGGAACTACCAGTCGAGCCCTTCCTACCAGCACATCTGACTATTACATAACCGCAGGTACAAAAAATTTAATTAAAGAAATTGACGCAATTGAGATAGAAGATGACGATTCAGATTCTCGACACCTAACTCATCCATCGAAAAAAACAGAAGTCATGCTGGAAAGAGGATTATCTAACGTAATCATCGAGGAAGAAGATGGTGAAGACTTTTCTGGAGACGTCAATTCGTTAATATGAAAGATTTTATAGCAAACAGCGGCGGTAGAACCCAAATGAAATTGTCCAATCTCGATCAAGAGAATAGCGCAATTTGGACAACCGTTAAGATACAACAATTACTCGATGATTTTGAAAATGGGGTAATTGATATTAAGACAATCCGAAACTCTCCTTTTAAGGACAATGATCCAGTTTGGAAAAAAGCTAATATTGTTTTTGAATACACACCCGAAGAGCTTGAGGAATTAAAGAAGTGTAAAGCTGATCCAGTTTATTTCGCTTCCAAATACGCCCAAGTAATGACGGAAGACGGAATTCAACAAATTACACTAAGGGATTATCAGGAAGAGATTATTAAATCATTTAAGAATAATCGCTTTAACTGCCTAATGGCAAGTCGCCAGATCGGTAAGACTGTAATGTCGGGTGTATTTATTGCATGGTACCTAATTTTTCATACTGATAAAAACGTATTAGCTGTAGCGAATATTGCATCAACTACTAAAGAGGTATTAGATAAAATTAAATCGGTACTTGAAAACTTACCGTTCTTTCTAAAACCTGGATGTATTTCAAATAACGTAATGTCACTTAAGTTCGACAACGGCTGTCGTTTGATCGGTAGAACAACTACGAAAAATACAGGTATTGGTTTTACAATTCACGTACTGTACATTGATGAGTTCGCCCATATTAATCCATCTTACTTGGACTTCTTCTATCGAGCAATCTATCCGACGATCTCAGCCTCCTCAAATTCCAAGATTATTATAACATCCACTCCGAATGGAATGAACCGTTTCTACGAAATCTACATGGATGCACTGAATGGGGATAATACTTACGTTCCGCTACGAGTTGACTGGTGGCAAGTTCCAGGCAGAGACGACGCATGGAAGCAGATGACTATTGCCAACCTAGGATCAGAAGAAGATTTTAATCAGGAATACGGGCTGCAATTCTTCTCTTCGGATAAACTATTACTGCCTTCCAAGGATCTTAGAAAGATATTTACGTTCAGGACGACATACGTCACCCCAGAATGGGCGCAAGCTCCAGACAATATGAATCTATTAGATGGCTTCTCAGTTCATCCTAACTTTAGCAAGTTAACCCCTGATGATATCCGCAATGACGGTAATATGTACATATTCTCAGTCGATACCGCGTCTGGCGTAGGTCGTGATTACTCAGTTATTAATATTTTTAAATTGACTGCTCTACCGTATCGAATGCTTGACCAAGTTAAGGACTTTATTAAAAATGAAGGCGACTTTTTTGGACTGGTTCAAGTAGCCTCGTTCAGATCAAATAAAAAGGATATTAATGAATTCACTAATGTTCTGGAATACTTAACGTACTCCTTGTTTAATCCTGAAAAAGTCAGACTCTTAATTGAGTTAGACCATAAAGGGGATTATGTAATGGACAAAATACAGCAGAACGAACTTTTTTGGCCCGGCCAATTAATACATTCAAAACATACAATCTCTTCAACTAACTGGAAACCCGGTTTAAAGATGACTGAGACGAATAAATCAAAATATTGCGAACGTTTCAAGTACCTAGCCGCAGTTAATAAAATTCTTCCTAACGAATTTAAAACAGTTCATGAACTTGGTGCATTTGGAAAATCTTCAAATGGAACATATAGAAGCCAAAACGGCAATGACGACTTGGCAATGACATGCGTTTCAACTGCAGCATTCTTTGAATCTCCGAATTTCTGGGAACTCGTTAATGAAGAACTTGACAGATTACCTAAAGACTACTTGGAAAAAGTGTACGCCGATTTTCTTGGAGAAACCTATATTAGTTCCTCAAACGGATATGATTATGGGGCTCTTAGAGAATTAAATGCAACTCCAGCAATAAAAAAACCTGGAGCAACTAAACGGTTTGATGAAAATACGGTTGACCAATACCGTAATTTACTCTCTCAGTTTTACGGAAATAACAATAATGGCGGATGAGATACGACATGCTAATCAACTTCGATTACGAAGGAAACAAGAAACAAATATTCGATATAGTAGTTTCTCATATTCAAGAAGCTCACGAAAGTAAACTACCTAAAATCTTTATTCGAGAGTTAACTATCATCGACGAAAAGGTCGATGTAATTGCCCAAGAAAAAGATTGGCCAGACTGCTTAACTAAAGCACTAAATTTTTACAAACAGATTGAAGACTACGAGTCTTGCTCAAAGTGTCAAACTCTATTGGCCAAGATTCAGTCTCCAAATAAAAAAACAAAATCAAATGGCAGAAAGACAAGTTAGGAAAAAACCGCAAATAACAAAAATTGAGTTAAATGAAAAAGACTTACGTCAAATCAGTTTAAAAAATTCGCAAGGAGAGTATCTAGACAAGATTATTTCGAATGACATTACGTTTTGCTACGGCCCAGCTGGTACCAGTAAAACGTTTACTGCTTGCCTAGCCGCACTAAAGCTTTACATGGGCGGAAAAATTAAAAAGATTATTCTTTCAAAACCGATTCAAGAGTCCGGCGAGAAGCTTGGGTTTTTACCTGGCGAAATAAAGGATAAAATTGATCCATTTATGGAAAGTTATCGATCAAATTTGGTAAAATTACTAAATGATCCGAATAATGTGGGATGGCTTGAAGCCATGGGAGTTATTGAATTTAGACCTCTTGCCTATATGAGAGGAGCAACCTTCGATAATTGTTTAATGATATTGGATGAGGCACAAAATGCTGATTTCAAACAACTTATGCTTTTCATTACTCGAATGGGTAAAGATTCAAAAGTATTAATTTGTGGCGATGTTAGCCAATATGACATCGCAAAGAGTAAAGTAGCTTTACCGGAGTTTATTTCTCTATTAAATGGGATTAATGGATTGGCTATTCACCAATTTAGAGATGAGGATATTGTCCGAAATAAGATTTTAATACAGATCACGGATCGATACGAGAAATGGAAAGCAAATAATCCCAAACACTTTTAACTAAAATACTTGATGAGCGCGTACGACTTAATTAACAAGCAGCTAAATGACGAAATGCAGAGCCTTGCGGAGCTTATTAAATCTGGCAAATACACGGAAAGAGACAGAAATCGACTAGCTTCAATAATGTATCCCAAACTAAAATACTTCATTTGGAAGTTTTTTAATGACCCAGATGAGACGGATGAGGTTTTACATAATACGCTATTTAAAATCTTTAAGGGACTTGCTTCATACAGCGATAGTTATAGGTTCACTACGTGGATCTATACTATCGCTAAAAACGAAGCCCTACTCCACCAACATAAGTTAAAAGTTCAATACGCAACCAGCATTGACAATTTAGCAAAACCTCTAAATTTACCAGACGAGTCAGTAAGTACTTTCGAAAAAGAGATTTACATGGACTCTCTCTACACCATGACTACTTCTGAATTAAACGGGCTCCCTGACTGTATTGAAAAATTTATCCTAATTGACAAGGAATTACATCACATGCGAGGTAATGAAATTGCTGAGAAATATGCAATGAATCTAAATACAGTTAAAACCAAAATACGAAAAGCTCGTAAAATGTTAAAGGAAGCTGTTTTAACTAAAAATCCGGAAATGGTAGACCGATTAACTGAATACTTTTAACTATGAAACTATTAAACTTTATAAATCCAGTCATTGCCTTTAATTCGGCTAAGGACATTATCAAGGACCTTAATAATTATGTCTTTTATAGAAAGCAGATAAAGAAGATGGAAACTCAAAACTTTTTTAAGGATTTGAATGCCAGAACTGACTTATTGAGACGTGTCTATTATGTTCTTAATCTTGAACCTGAAACTCTGTTAGCGACTGGTGATCTAGCTGATCTTGAGAAAAGTCGAGTATTTGAGTCAGTTTCTAAAATACAGGGTCGATTCGCCGATCATAATTTAGTTGAAATAATTAATGTGTCCTCTACTCGAATTAAAACAGATGAGTATTACGCGTTCTTAATTCTAATTAAATACGATTCTAAATTCAAATTTTCAAATCTATTAAGAGTCCTAGGGTTTGCCCTAATCGCCTATTTCGGAATAACTTACATTGGCTATTTAGTTAATAACATCAGCCAAATACAAGAGTCGGCTCTTCAAATTATTAACGGAAAGTAAATAAATAACTAAAAGAAATAACTTTTATGAAATTCATTAAATTACATTTTGAGAAAATTGTACTTGGATTACTGTTAATCCTAATGGTACAACAGTGCAATAATTCAAGTAAAATTGCAAAAGTTGAAAAACAGGAAAAGCTAATGAATCAAAGAATTGATTCAGTGTATACCTCAGATCTTAAGAAAATGATTGAGGTTGAAGGTTTAAAAGCGTCCAAACGTACACTATACGACTGGAATTCAGTTATTAGAACAACGGTTAGACCTGATGATCGTATGAACCAATACGATTTAGAAATAGAAAAAATCAGAAATTCTAAGTAATGTCAAGCAAAGCAACAAAAATCTTTATTATTGGGACGTTTGTTACTCTATACTTATTAGTATCAGTAATTTCAACAATCCACGTTATTGATTTCTTTAGTATGTCTAACCCACCATGGTTAGCAATTAGCCTAGCAATCGCATTTGAGGTAGGAGCAGCAGCTTCTCTTGCATCAATTATCACATTAGATAAGATGAATAAGGGAATTGTTTGGGCTCTTTTTATTCTATTAACTGCAATGCAGGCAATGGGAAATACCTATTACACATACGTTCACCTTAAGGATTTTCAAGGATGGATTGAATTATTTGGCCTAGTTGAAGAAGAATTGATATACCAAAAACGAGTACTTTCAATTGTTAGTGGAGCAATTCTACCAATCGTTGCATTAGGCTTCATTAAATCACTAGTTGACTACATTAAACCGGCTGATACCGTAAATGATACCGTAAATGATATAGTAGGTGATCCTGTAAATCCACAAATTACTGACGCTGTTACTCAAGCAATTGAGATACCATCGGATGATCTGTTTGAGGATTTGGAAAAAATTGAGACTTTTCCTGCTAGCGAGCAAGAAGTATACGAAACCGAACCGGTTGTAATTGAAGAAGACGTGATCACGGATGAAGTAGAGATTTCTCCAAGTCAAATTGAAGAAATTCCAACTGAAACACAGGTAGATAATAAAGATATACAAATGTCAATCGATGATAAAATAGCCAGAGGCCTTACTTCACACAAAAGTGGAATATTATTTAGCGACGTTATTTAAAAAAGTCAACCATGAATGTCATACATTAAATTTCAAGACGATCCGATTGCCCAAAGATTTAACAATTCATTTGCTAATCTATGCGCGGGCGATCCTACTAAAAAGGTTTTAAAATTACTAGATCGTTGTTTTAAGATTTTTAACAATGGAAAATCTGAAGCAAGTTTTTGTGATTTAGAGAAATTTCTATATCCAGTAGACGGAAGTCAATCTATTGATTTTGAAGTATGTGGAGGAAACCCTGGCGAAACTTTAGTGATCTATGATAATTCACTAGATTCAATAATTCCAACTTACCAAGCAAACGTAACTACTCCCACTAATTATCCAGCTGTATCAAATCCATTAGAATACTTTACAGCAATTCCAGCAGGAACTTCTTCAAGCCCAGCGTATTATCTACTACAGAATGACAGAAATTACGCACGTGGCTGTATCTTGTACATCGACTATCCGAGTCTTGATAAAAACGGTGAGGCCATTGTGCCAGCCGCTCTATCTTGCGATATAATTATTACGGACTACACAGGTTCGTCTATTTCATATCCAATTTCACAGTTCTTTTCACAGTTCAGTAATCCTGAGACTCTTAACGCAACTAAGCTGATAAATAAGATAGAGATACATAATCCAAATCTAGACTTTAGTATTAAGGTTAAAGGCTTGGTAGTATATGTAAAAAGCAACACTGATCCAAACAATTGTGCTTGCTAAAAATACTAAAATGAAATGAACAATATTGTTGCAAAACTTGTAAAAAAACACGGAACCGCTAATAACAGTACAAATTACACGCCGGTCTTTACTACTCAAAGTACTAGAGATACTGCGTCCGATGCAACTACTGGAGTAGGTTACTTTACTGATACATGGTTCGGAGTTCACAATCCTCAAACTACTGCACAAACTGTTACGGTATGGACCGTTGACCAAGGAATTGGAGGATCTGGCGTAGACGTACGAATTCTCCCAGGAGAAACTTTCTATGCAACTCTTTCTAAATTAACAGTATCTGCTGACATGGTTCTATTAGGTATACCAACAACATTTAGTAGATAATGACGCCAATCTTAACATTCGGTCAGAGACAGCAAGCAATGAGAGGTCTTCCTTTTTATGGGAAGGGCGATTTTAATTTTGTTGCATCAAGAAGCGGTTTCTCAAACGGTATTGCAATTAGTATTTTACCGTTATCCGATTTGTCTAGACCTCAACAGGTTGAAGTAGACGACTTTGTCCAAGATGTTAAGGCTTTAAATCAAGCATTCAAAAAGGGTTCTAGATTAACTGGAGTTAAGGTTAACTCTACTTTTAAAAACAAGAAACATGAACCTGAAAATATTATCGGAAAGTTTGAAGCTTTCAAAATTGATAAAAAGCACAAAACCATCAGAGCTTTCATTAGGGATCCAAAAACAATGGAAGTAATTGAAGTTTATCCTGAAACTTTAAATAGACTTAATGAGTCTAAATCGTATCTTGCGAAAACCTTCCTAGATTTCGTGATATAATTCTAAAAAACTGTTTATTTATGGGCAACGAACAAGACCGTCCGCTTAATCAAGAGGATGAAGTTCAAGCATTCCTTGAATCTGAGGACGCTAAATACGGCAAGAACTCTAATAACTCCAATAAATCAATTGAATCTGAAAAACCAGTCACTAGTTTAGGCCAAGCTATCTCAGCCGGACCAATTCAATCGACCATTTCTGGCGCAAATGATAACTTTTGGAAAAACATTCCATTAGAAAATTTACCGTCACGTGGACTATTCTACGCTAAAGGCTCTGAGTTAACGGTTAGAGCAGCGACTGTTTCTGAGATTCGACACTGGTCGACTATCGACGATAGCGATGTCTTAGACATAGACGACAAACTAAATTTTATAATTGAGAAATGTACACGTTTTAAAGTAAACGGCGGACAATCCTGGTTAACTTGGAGAGATATTTCAGAAGTCGACCGATTGTACATCATCTTTGTAATTCACGAAATAACTTTTCCAGAAGGACAAAATGAGCTATTTACTAAAATTGCGTGTACTCAAACTTGCTCAGAAGACGGTGCTTGGAGCGATGACGTTAAGGTCAGAAGCAACATGTTACAACTATTCGATCTTCCTGAAGAAGTTGAGGTTTGGTATTCTGACGAATATCGATGCTTTGAAGTAGTTTCCCAGAAGTTAAATGAGACGTTTTACCTGTACATGCCGACTCTCGGTGTAATTGAAAGACTTCGTAAACGAATAGCTGAGTCTAAATTAACTGGTCGCCAAATTGATAAATCTTTTATTAAAATTGCACCATACCTTATTCAAGACTGGTCAAAGTTTGGACAGGAACAATATTCATCTATTCAATCTGAATCATTTTCCTGGAACCTAAATAAATTTACATTTATTACAAAGTTCTCAGAAATGATGCAAGCTTCACGAGATAATTCAATCGGAACAATTTGTCCTAAATGTGGGTCAAAATTATCCAGTTCAATTTTTTCGTCAGACAGCTTCACGATCAAAGATCTTTTCCTTATTTCAGGTAGACTTAATGAACTTATTTGAGACAAACCGTCTCTTGGCCGTGAAGCTGAATCAATCGATAACCGAACTGTACACTCTACCGTTCTATGAGTATTTAAGTTACGTTAAATTTCTAGTAGACGAGTCTGGAGAATCTGTTCAAGAAACATTTGAAATTCAAACAGGACTTGAGGACTAATCGACTCAAGTCCTTCTTTTTTTAATAAATAACTAAAAAGATTACACAATGACTAACCTAGAAAACTCTTCTGCCTTTGAAACTGATCAAGAGTCAGTTCTTCTTGCTGCATTAGATAGAGTTTTCAGTAAAAAAGCTCCAACTGGCGACGCGATACTCGAAGGTGAACTCTTAAAGAATGTAAATACTCAAGCGACTACTTCAGTTAGATCAGTTCCAATTGAAACTCCTTCGCCCACAGTTGATGGAGTTGACTTAAACCCAGTAGATTTAGATAAACCAGTAGTTATTGAACTTAAGCCTATTGAGGTACTTGTAAAACCAACTGACGCTACTTCTGGAAAAGTCACAACTGCTGAGATTGAGAAAAGCCAATTACAATTAGCTCCAGCTAATACAACTACTGTTAATAATACGTCAATTTCTAATTCTTTACCTAGTCAATTAGCAGCAGCTGCCTCAAATTCGTCAGTGAATTCATCTAATATATTAGTAGACTCCAGTAAAAATGTAATGGAGTCAATACAGTCGTTAACTAAAAATTTGAGCAAGACCGACTCGATCAACTCAATCGTTAACAATTCAGCTCTTATTGAATCGCTTAGATCATTAGCTAACGGGTCGAAGGATGCCGATGCAATTAACTTATTAACTAAAGACTCACTAACGAAGGTAACCTCTAATTCTGAAAAATCAAAGGCCGAGTCTTCTAATTTATCTACATTAGAGAGTTCAATACTCTCGACGCTTACCGGAAAGTCTGACTCGACTAATACTAAAACCGATGAGGTTACGAATAACTTAACTCAAGTAAAAAGTTCAAAATTAGTTGAGTCGTCAAATGTTAAAAAAATGCTAGCTCCAGATAAAACGTTAGAAAAAAGCGTAACTAGCTTATCTAAATCTTTACCGGACGCAGTTAATAACTTAAGTAACTCAGTAACTTCAATTTCGCCGCAAACCAGCTCGTCAACCTCAGTTATGAATGAAGGGGCAAAGATTGATCAACGTAACCAAACTACGATTAATAGTCCTACTTCTGGAAATATGAATAAGGCTGAGTCTGCTGACTCTAAGCCAGTAGCTATTGCTCCAGGCATAAACAATGACTATTACTTACAGGCAATATACTCGGCACTAATGTCTGGAAAAATAAAAGTAACCTTAGGATACTAATAACATGAAGCACTTTAAAGAAATTAAGCAAATCATATCAGAATACGACCGAATCAATGCAGGTTTATCTGAACTTGAAAAAATGACAAATCTTCTTCAGCTTAGAAAAACTGAGTTGGAGCATGCACTAAATTCAAATAAGGAAAAGGAGAAGACTCTAATAGATAAAATAGTAAAGGAAACAGGCGAACAGCCTGATTACTACAAAATTATGCAAGAATTAAATGTTTAAATCCCTTCTTAAACTAGACATTAAAACTCTATTGCTTATCGCATTAGTGATTATAATAGTCTTAATGAGATCGTGTGACGGTTCAGGAAAAAACCCCGGAGAAATCATCAATATTGATGGTAAGAAATACGAAGTATTAAAACACACAATTGATACGGTAATTGTACCTCATGATACTATTGTATACCGAAAGGGTAAAGATATTTACCATGAAGTCCCAGTGTATCAAGTAGTGCCAATTGATGTAGACACACTCGCTATACTTAAGGATTTTTATGCAAAGCACGTTTACATCGATACTCTAAAATTAGCCGATTCACTAGGATACATTGTAGTAAATGATACAATCTCTGAGAATTCTCTTCTCGGTAGACTTTGGACCGCTCAAGTAAATAAAACAACGATCAAGGAACAAATAATCGTTAAGGAACTTCCTAAAAACCAAGTTTACATTGGAGTAGTTGGAGGATTTGACAAGGTAAATATCGTTAATTTTGCAGGCCCTTCTCTATTATTAAAAACCAAAACCGACAAGATTTATAGTGTCGGAGTCGGTTATGCTGGAAGCGGAGCAGTTTCAATCCAAGGAGGAATCTACTGGAAAATTAAATTAAAGAAATAATTAAATACGCATGACATCAAGGTTTGTAACTCTATCTGACTATTGTATATTGGAGTACATGTTGACTCCAGCGGGCGATCCTGCACCAGAGATAATTAATACGAACTATTATTTTCTCGAAAATGCTCATGTTGATCTGTTTCAGATTTACAATACTGATGCCTATGCAGCAACGACTAAAAACTCAAGAGGATTAAGTGTAGTACCGGTTGGAGGATCTAAGCTGATTAGAGTTGACTTAACTGATATTCCAATTTATACTGCATACGATCCAGCAATAAGTGAAACTGAATTATCTAATAGCTATAGTAATGCTCTAGTCATGGACACTATGCGATTCCATTTTGCATCAGGGTTCAATTTTACAGAAGTTGAAAATATT